ACACCCCATTTCCTAAACAGTATACCATACTGTCTAACAAATGGGGTGCAGTTCAAAAACGGAACACCAGGGGCTTTGTGCTGCCGAAACGGCAAAATCTAAAATCAAGAGCGGAACCGCCCACAGGCAATACCGCTCTCTACAAGGCCGCAGCCTTTTAAATTATAAATCGTATGGCGTATAATGCAAAGACGCATATACCGATAAAACCACGCCTATAAATGCACTATGCCAAAACGGAAGGACGGCTTTTAGAACGCTTGATGTCGCCCCAAAAATAATCAGAGCGAACAAAACACGGGACAAAAAGTGATATATTTTATTTGCCATAATTCGTATAAAATCGTCTCCCGCATGGTACGCACTGCAAGTAGGCAGGCGGGAGACTGTATCATCAAAAATGCCTACTTCTGCTATCGCAATTTTGACGTATGCGCACTATTCAAAACCGTTCAAGCATTTTCGGACTTGCTATGGCTGGAATTGAACCAGCGCAATAGACGGGGTGCGCCCTGCTCTACCAACTGAGCTACATAGCCTTAAAGACCCACCATGATACGCATCGTTGAGAGGCTTGATGGGTTCAGATATCCACCCTAATGCGCTTCTTCGAGAGGCCGGAAGGATTTGTTGGGTATATTATACCACAAATCGTGTAAAAAGAAAAGCGGCAAGCTCTGGAATAGCCTGCCGCTTTGTTGCGTTTGTAGAATCAGCCTTAAACATGCATCCTACATACACTCAGCTCGTAAAAATATTATATCACACATTCAACATTTTTTCAATGCCTTTCAGCCGGTAGCCTATCGCCGTCCGGCTGTAATGTGTCTGTGCTGCAATGTCCGGCAGCGGGAGCCGCTCAACGTACCGCAAAAGAGCTATCTTTCGGTCAACCCTCCCAAGCGGTGCGTTTTTGATGGCGGCGGTCATCTGCTGTCGGTCAAGCCCTTGCAGCGCAGCGGGCAGCACTACACGAGCCGCCGCCACGGGCAGCACCGAGCCAGAAAGGCTGCGGCAGCTGTCCGGCGTTGCGCACCATACCGCCAATGCTAGTAAACTGGTGACAAAACGTCACCAGTTTGTTGATATTGTCGATATAATGACCTGTACAAACGTCTGTTCCAGCGCGGTCAGAATTTGTCTGGATAATACTTTTTGAGCATCTCCACGGGTTAAGCGGTTCGTATGTAGTGCTTGCCATGATATCCTCCTTTAGCCGTTTTCAAACGAAATTGATTTGTTTGCCCACATCACGCATTCCTCTAGCTTTGTCATGGCAAGAGACTTTTCACGTCCATCATGGCAAACATCATCAATACATTTTTCAAGCTGCTTTGCACTGTCAAGGACAAATTTCATCCTGTCCTGCTGGACGCCAGTTACTTTTCTTGAATCGAGCCTACTCATTGATTTACTCCTTTCCAAGCGCCGCCCGGGCGCGGTCAAAGAAAAATTGAATTACGGTGCCGATGGTCTCATCGGTGATGGCCCACGAGATGAATTTGCCCCACTTGCTGGCGCTGAGGGCGGCCCGCAGGGTCTTTGCCACCCACGCTTTGCGCTCTGCGCCTCTCTTGGTGCCCTGAATCTCATGCTCTGCCTGCTCGATCAGATCAAGCACGGTGCCCTTGACAGCCGCGCCATAGCCCAGCCGGATGCAGCCCAGGGCGTAGAAGATGAACCCGCCCAGCATGAGCACGAGGGCCACAGGGGCGGGAAGTGCGGTTAAAACGTTACAAATCGCTTCCATGATTGGTAACTCCTTTCTCAGTCACAGATGGGCAGGGCCTTGGCCCGGTTATACAACTCCGTGCCCGTGCCGTTCCCGCCCAGTGCGTGATAGCTTTTGTAAAGGTATTCGAGGTTTTTCAGGCCGCCAGTGTCAATGCTGCCTTGCTTGATGTAAAAGGTGCAGGATTGGTACAGCCGGTCGTGCATGATAGCCAGCAGCCCCTCTTTTACGGCCTTGCGCTCCTCTTCCTGCGCCTTGATGCGTTTTGACAGACCGCGATAGGCGGCAGCCAGAACGCCGGTGATGCCTGTAAAAATAAGCTCTCCGATGTGCTTCAGGATAAATTCCTTCATGCGCCCTCCCGAAGGCGGGTCAGGCCCTTCTTGCGGATGATACGGGGATAGTTGAGGGTGGTCACGTTGAGGTCAACGTTGCTGGAGATGCCCGGCACACGGCCCTCGCGGGTGTGTTGGTGAGCGTTGTAGTGATAGCCGACAGCGGGAGTCTTGCCCGTGTAGTCGGCCAGCCAGACATCCCAACGGCTTGCCAAGCGGCCCATATCCAGCTCCATGTTGGAGTAGTGGGTGTAGGTGTACAGCTGGGCGTAAAAGCCCATCTTTTCCACCTGTTCCAGCGCATAGGCGGTGAGGTTGGTGAGGTCGAGGGTGCTCATGGGCTTGAGCTTGTTTTCCTCTACGTCCACCGCGATGGGCATGGTCAGCTCCTTGCCGTAGACCGCCTGCCGCAGAAGGGCAAGCTCTGCATCGGCCATTGCCTCGCTGGTGGCGTAGGTGTAGTAGTACACGCCCACGTCCAGCCCGGCAGCCCGGGCGTTGCGGTAGTTGGTCTCAAAGGTCGGGTCGATGTACAGGCCGTCTGCCCGCTTGGAGAGCTTGCGGTTGGTGCTCACGGTCTTGAGCATGGCCCCCTTGTAGCCCGCTGCTTTGACCTTGCGCCAGCCGTCGAGGGTGATTTTGCCCTGATAGCGGCTCACGTCGAGATAGCGGTAGGGCGGCTCACCCGTCCAGCCAGGCACGGTGTCCACGGTGGACACGTTCGGTGCAGGGGCAGGCTCTTCCTTGTCGGCACTGTCACCGGCAGCATGGGAGAGCGCAGAGAAGATATCCCGCAGGAAATCAAGCATTACTTTCCACCTCATAAAATCCCTCCTCCGTCAGCTTTGCCAGCACGGCATCCTTATACCGGTCAGGTACGTTGTCGATGGTAAAAGCGCCGTCAAAGCGGTGCAATTTAATTTGGGTCACATAGAACAGAACCATAGCATCCTCCTTACTGTGCGGCCAGCAGGTCGAGCATAGCCGCTTCCAGAGCGGCAAGGCGCTCTTCTGCGGTGGGCAGCTGTGCCTTTTCCTCTGCTTCCTTGCGGGCCTTTTCCTGTGCGGCCAGCTCGTCGGCGGTGTACAGGATGTACCGCTGCACTTCCACCTCTTCGTCATAGGCTTCCTTTGCAGCCACACCGGGCACGTCCACCACCTTCCAGCGGTCTTTTCCGCCGTTGGGATATGTCTTGTACTCGTAGTGGCTGACCTCTTCCACGCCTGCCACAGCATCGTGGTGGACAGTCTGGGTCTCCTGCTTGAGGTAGCCTTTCGTCAGGTCGGGGTTGGCGATTTCTAGGCCGTTGCTGCCAATGATTTTCATAAAATCTCCTTTCAGGCGACACGCCGCCAGATGTACATAGAGTATGCCGGGGGTTGGACGGTATCGGACCTTCCATATACACTGATAGATCGAGCGGCAATGTTGCTTTCCCATAAGTCATAATCGGTTCCTTGAGCAACCGATGCAAATTTGTGTCCAGAATAAGAAAGTTTGAAAAAGCCGCCATTGTCCGAATTTGACACACCCGAAAAAAGAACTGCATTTAGCTGACCCCACAGTATAGGCAATCCTGCCTCCAGCTTTGTCCCAGCTGGATGTGTGTCGCTTGCGCCCCAGATAGTGCAATCCTCAATGCGCTCCCACGTCCCGCCGTAAAGCTCTGCCGGGCTGGTAGCGTTTTCGCTGATGTACAGACTGCCCACGGGGTGGTCTCGCTCGACTACCGCTGCAAGGACTTGCTGATAGATAGCATAGGCATCAGGGCCAATGCCGTTTTTGAGTTCTCCTAGTGCCATTGTTTCTCCTTTCGGTTATGCCACTCTGCGCCAGGTGTACACGGAGTAGTAGGGTGGCATATTGTTATGTGGCATAGAACCGCCAACTTTACTAATGAATTGGCTACCTATAGGTGCTGTATTTTGTTCGTCATAGCCCCAATACGAATAATTCGTGTCGTGCGAATTATCTAAACCTTTTCCGCTCCAACTCATTTCCAAAATCCTGTGAGTATGATTGGGCATTTCTTCAATCGTTAGTGTATGTTCGGTTTCGCCACCCGTACTTCCTGCTGGGTAGTCATCGGACGCACCCATGATAAATCTGCCCTCGATTCGCTCCCATGTGCCGCCGCCAAAAGTTACGGACGGGTTTTCAGGGCTGATGGTCTGATAGATACTGCCTACAGGATGTGCCGCAAGCAGGAAGTTGGAATAGATGGAACCGTCACCATAGAACTGGCCACCATACTTGATGGGATACCACCGGGCAGAAATTTCCGCAGTCGGAATGTTGTGTGCACGGATACGGATAGCTCCGGTTCGAGTTTCGGGGTTTACAAGCATAGCTTTACCGGCTACGTCTGCGCTTGCAGGGTCGATACTGACAGATACCACAGTCGTGGACGTAACGTCTGCTGTAATATCAATGTAATGCGGGTACTCTGCAACTTCTGTGTCTGTCTGCCACCCCGTAATTGGAATAAAAAGATCATGTGGAACGACGGAGTCTGCTTTGCCTGCCAGCGCATCGCCGGTAGCCTTTGCATCGGCAGGGGCGTTTTCGATGCTCAGGGTCTTATCGGTATTTGCTTTGGCCCCGGCCTCTTCCGAGTATTTCTTTGCATTGGATTCACTGATTGCAGCGGCAGATGCACTGGATGCAGAAGCATCAGCGGATGCGGCAGATTCGCCAGCTTTTGCGGTTGCAATTTCGGCCTGTTCAGTGGCAGTAGCGGCAGAAGTAGAAGCCTCGTCTGCTTTCTTTTTTGCACTTGCAGCACTTGTCTCGGCGCTTTTTCGAGCTGCTTCGACTGATTTAATCCAGTCCTCTTCTGTGCCATCATATCCATACTTTACAGCAATGGCATAGGCGCTATAAGGGCCGATTTCGATTGTTTTGCTCATTCAAACGTCACCTCCAAAATTCCAAAGCCATTGTCTTGCATATTTATTTCGGTCAAGCTATCACTCTTGACCATATAAAGAATGCCGTTCTTCTGCTCGAAATCCATCCAGCCGCTTTTATTTGCACTCTGTTCTGCAAGACGGGCGCTTTCAGCAGACTTTTCGGCTTGCTTCTGCGATTCTTGCGCAGATGTTTCGGCGTTTATTTCAGACCGTTTCGCGTTCAGTTCTGCTTTTTCGGCAGCAATTCTTGCAATGTCTGCACCTGCAACATCTGAAAGAGTGTTCAACGTTTCGGCATTCATAGGAGTGCCTTCAACGATTGGCTCGTCGTTGCGGACAAGGGTGACGACTTCGGACGAGCCGTCCGGTTTAGTCATTGTCCATCGGTTCGGGTACTTCGCTTCTCGGTCAACAAAGTGCATAGTAAGGTTCACCTCCACAGACCGGCTCTGAGCAGTAGATTAGATGGCTGTTGGCTATCGTTTCGATATCAAGCAGAATTTCTTCAACCTGATTGATAATCGTATAATGCAGATAATTGAGGGAAGCGGGAGTTTCGGGAGTATCGTTTTTGCCACTGCACAAAGAACGGATAACTTTGATGTTGGAAAGCCACCGGGAAGCATCTGCGACAGTCAGGTATCCGTTTACATCCCAGTCGGTTTTAACTGAAACAGATGCATTCAGGATGGCCGCAATCTCTTGGATGCCGTTTTCAATGCGGTTGTAGTCCATGTAGCTTAGAGCGCCCTTCATGCCGGAAGCCCACTCTGCCTGTTCTTCCTCTGTCCACGTTCCTGCTTTTGCTTTTGATGCAAGCGCCTTGACTTGCGCAACATCATCATGGGTTCTGTCTGTAATCCACCGGGTCAACGAACATCAGCTCCTTCCAAGAGATATCCTTCGACCGTCCCGTGAAAACAGCCGGAATACTGATAAGAAAAACTTGTAGTCAGCAGTACAGAGGAATAACCGAACTGGTGATGAACAAGGACGTAATCCAGCGCATCAAAGTGCGGGCTTGCACGATATTCCAATGTGACCTTGCGGCGGTTGGAAAGCACTTTGTACGCTTCTGTCAAAATATTCCTGCTTTGGTCGAGAATGCTTTGAGACAGCATTTCATTGTTGACAGTCTGCGTTGCTCCACCCCCTGCCGGGTTTTCTGGATAAGAATACGTTTTGCTTGTAGTGCTCGAGCCATCGGAAGATTTCACATCAATCGAACAGGTTACATTTTTCAAAGGGGAAGAAAATGCAATTTCAGGCCAGCTGAAGTTGTTGACAATATCAATTTCACCGGCAATGTTTGCTTTTGCAGTAGAGATATCAGGAATGCGACCGATTACGATCACGCCTTCTCTGGTTTGATACATTGCCATGCCAGCTGCGTTAGCAACCATCTGTAAAATATCGGAATCCTTATAGTTGCCTTTATCCTGCTTTGTGATATCCGTGCTATATTGTTTCAGTTCATCGGAAATCTGAAACGTTGCCACGTTGTCGCTCAAAAGCTCCAACGCATCGTAGGCCATCTCATAAAGAGTGCCGTACATCCTTCCTGTGTAGTTGGAAACCATAAGATAGCCAAAAGCATCACGGGCGGTAAAGCTGGCTTCGATACTATTAGATGGAACATTCCACTCAGACAAGAAAAACTTTCCACCTGTAATCCATTCTACCGTTCCGTCCAAGTCCATGCCGTACTCCACAGAGATAGGCTGACGCTCGTATAAGTATTTGTAAAGACCTTCCGGGTTTATTGGATTCCACTTCTGTGTGCTGTTATCCACCGTAAAAGTAATGCTGTCATTCGGAAGTTGCCCGCTGATCGGGTCTCTTGCGGAATCATGCTTATACGAAAAGATGTCTTTCTTCTCAAACACAATGAATTGGCCAAGCTTCACCTGCTCAACTCGTGCACGCCGATTTTCCAAACACCACGACAGGATTTGAATGGAAATGGAATCGTAATTTGCAATTTCAAAGTCAATGTCAGTGGTGATAGAAGAATTGTCCGACACCGTTTTGGTAGATACAACTGTGCTTCCAGAATAAGCAGTCAGCTTGAAACTTGTCGGCCATTCATTGAACGTTGACGACCATGTAATGGTAATGCCAGGAATCGTCACGGTATGAACTTTGCTGAACGAGAGCGTAATGATTGGGTGGTTTGAAATAGAAACACAATTTTCACTAACATAACCAGCTTCTTGCGATTCCACGTTTTTGTCTAGCAAGGTATAATTGCCGTCCAAAACAGTGAAATTCAATTCACCAGTAGAATATTTTGTGTAAGTCTGCAACTTACTGTCAACGATAGAGGACACATTGCTAAAGAATGTTTCGCCGTTTGTGCTAGGAATCGCATCTTCTTGCAGACCCGGTTCCGTAACGCCATAGGTGATGCGTACAAACATCTCCGGTACAAGCGTTTCGGAGAACTTGTCAAGCCACTTCTGAGAAGGTTGTACCATAGGCTACACCTCCACAAGCGCAATCGAGCAATCCGTCCAGCCCATCACATTACCGGTTTTAGACCCACGCCGCCACATACCAGATGTACGGTCTGAAACGTACATCTGCCGCGTATCATACCCGGCCTTTGCCTGATTATAAAAGCGAACAGTGCAGTAAAATCGTGTCGTGAACAGGCTGAGGATAGCGGCCCACTGCTGTGCGGTGAGGTAGTTCCATTTCAGAGATACTTTCGCTACATCATGCCGCACAACAGAGCCGACTACTTTGCCTTGAACGTTTCGTCCAGAATCTACAATGGTACTAGTTGTCGCTTCATAGGAGCTCGGCTCTGGCAGCTCTACGCCGTTTACCGTTACCAGTGCTGGAATCGCCATAAACCGCCACCTCCTTAGTAGCTATAAACTTCGCTTCCCATCAAAGACTGTCCACGAGCGTTCTGCCGCTTTTCAATGGATGCTGTGATTTGCTTTCCGTCAAGGTAGATTTTCATTTCTTTGCCACCGGTCAGTTCGTCACCATACCGCTGGAAGATGTCGAGGAATGCGTTGTAAGTGCCATTGTAGACAGATTCACGCATTTCCTCTTCGTTGATGTTGACGTTTACGCTGGTGGTGCTCCCGTAAGAGCCAGAAGATGTGCCGTTGTTCTTATCCCATTCTTTTGTTCCTGGGTAAGAACCATTTTTGTACTTTTCTTGCAGTTCCTTGTACTGCTGTTCGTAGTTAGTTGGGTCTTTGGAATCGTCAAAGCCACTATTGGCCGCTTCTTGACGTTTGCGCTGGCTTTCCGCGCGGCTACTCGCAACATTGTCAGCCCAATCATAAAGAGGGTTGCTGATATGCCCCCATTTATCAAAGGGATTAAAGAAATTGCGTACGTCAATTAAAGCATTTATTCCAGCAACAATGCCTTGAATTGCCGTTCCGAGAACGCGGAGAATCCCCTCAAAAACAATCGAGAAGAAATCTCCGATTCCGTACCAAAGATTAGACAGGAACGAAGCGATGCTCTTGTTCTTATTGGCAAAATTGACAAGAGCGCCAACCAACATGCCAATCAGGGAAATAACCAGCATAACAGGGTTTGCATCCATTGCAATGTTCAAACTCGTTTGAGCAGACGTTGCAGCCATAGCAGAAGGGACAAACTGACTGATAAAGCTAGAAGCCATACCGGCAATGTTGTTCCAAACACTGCTCAAGCCCTGCGTCAGCCACTGCAAGCTGTTATTGGCAATGGACTTGATTTGTTTTCTCTGCTCATCATCCATTGCATGATAGAAATAGGAAGCGGCCCATGTGCCCAGCTTTTCAAGGTCTCCGTTAGAAATCGCATCCCACAGAGTGCCAATGCTGCCAAAGAAATCAGATTGCAAACTCTGGTCAATCTGCTGCCACTGGGTATCCAGACCGTTCAAGAACCCGGTAACGTAGTTGGTCGCCTGAGTAGAACCGGCAGCAATCAGAGCGTTGCCTTTTTCCTGCACAGCGTTTACAACGCCCTGCATAGCAGTGGTGACGTAGGAGACAGCAGCAGTGATACCGTTTGCAAGGCCTTGGTCAATGTAACCGCCAATCTCTGCAAACACCGTAGAAGGGGAGTGGATGCCGAGAACGTTCTTAACCTTGTCGATAACTGCGTTTCCAACATTTGCAACAGCATTTTTGGCCGTTTCAATCATGTTGTTCACGCCATCAATAAGACCTTGAATCAGATTCTTGCCAATATCAAAAAGGCTAAAATTGTCAAATGCTTCCTTGATTGCAGAAAGAATTTTTTTCGCAGTTTCAGTTACGCTAGAGATAGCATCGGTAATGCCTTTCTTCAACCCGGCGATAATGTATCCGCCTTGTTCAGCCATTACGGTAGATGGGGAATTGATTCCAAAGGCAGACTTAAAACCGTTGATAAATGGATTGAACACATTTTCAACAATCCAAGAAGCAACATTCGTGATTGCGTCTTGAATGCCGTAATAAATACCGTAGACGATATTCAGTCCAACATTATCGAACGGCCCCTCTGCTACTTTCTTTTCAAAATAATCGGCAATTCGAGAAACTAGGCCACCCATGAAGTCGAGCGCTTCAATGAACGCTTCGCCAAAGAAACGACCTATGGCTTGAGCTAGCCCGGCCCAATCTACAGAAGTAACGGCTCTAATAGCAAAGTCAACGAGGTCTTGACCGAGCTGGTAAGAGTCTGTTCCAGCCAAGAAATCAGAAACAGCGTTAATGCTATCAGTGATAAAGTTGAAAAGAACTCTTGCAAGTTTTTCAATCTCAACATTTTGGAAAGCATCGGAAAGCTTATCAGTTAATTGCTTCCCAACACCAGTCCAATCTACTGTTGCTATCCAATCTGAAAGTTCGTGAAAGAATCCAGAAAAACCATCAATAAAGGCATTTAATACAGATGTCCAGTCAAGCCGTGACAGAAAGCCGCCAAGAAGCTCAAACTCGATAATGAATCGGTCTGCAAGTAATCGGCCAAATAAATCCCAGTCTACAGAATCCACGAGCCCGTTAATACCATCTGCAAAAACCGCTCCAAGAGAGGCCCAATCAACAGAATGGATGGCATCATAAATTATGCCCATAAGTTTATTTAGCTGTTCACCAATTTGGGTTCCGATTTGAAAAGAATCGAGAGATTTTAATTTTGCCTTAATCTCATCAACAGCGCTTCCAGCATAATCTTTGAACATATCATACTGGGAAAGGTCAACATCACCGAGCAGATTACCAGTAGCGCCGCCACCAGAACCGGAAGAACCAGAGTTTTGTGAAGGGTCGATAATGTTTAATTCATCAAAACCCATCGTATAGTCTTTGGCTGCTTTTGCTGCCGATTTTGTAGCATCGGCGGTGTCATCCATAGCGTTGGCCACGCCACCAATATCTTTCTGTGTCTTGCTAAAATCAGTAAATTCAATTTTCTGTCCGAACACAGATGCAAGAGAGACCACAAATTCTTTGATAAGGTCAACTGCCGCAATCAAAACAGGGAGAATCGCCTTAAATGCGGGATAAAGAAGCTGGCCAACAGCCTTCGCAAGCTGCGAAATTTCAGACTTCAAAATGCGTACCATATTGGCGGGGCTACTAATGGTCTGTGCAAGGTTGCCCTGCACATTGGCAGTCTGCTTCATAATGGCAATGTAACGCAGAACTGCCTTATCTGCCTGAGACAAACTAGAAACCTGTTTGTTAAATCCCAAAGAAAGAAGTTCCTGCTGTAACCGTGCCTGAGACAGATCAACGCCCAAACGGCGAATAGGCTCAAGTTCTCCAGAGATAGCAGAAGCAATTGCGGTAAAGGTGGTAGCAGTATCTTTATTCCAATAGGACGATTCGTCATAGGCAAGTTGGGTCAGGTTCTTGGATAAGATATACGCTTTATCGCTTGCTAGACCGAACGAAGTTGCAAGGCTTTGGATCGTAGCAATATTTGTCATTGCTTCTGTCGGGTCGATGCCAAGCAGAGACTCCATCTTATTGATAAGCTCTGTTGCTTGACTGCTTAACTCGCCCATTGCGTTATTGAACAAGTCTGTTGCTTCATAAAAGTCATTGAACTTAGTAACGGCATTAGCAAGATAAGTGGCAATAGCTTTCAGGGAAACTAGCTGTGCTGCACGTTTCTTGATGTTTTCCAACTGGCTTGCCAAGCTTGAAAGACTGGTACTTGCTTTCTGGTTTGCCGAAGAAAAGTGGGTTGTAGAATTGACAGCACTTTTAATTTTAGATGGAAGCGAAGAAAAAGAGCGTCCTACCTTGTCCAGCTTGGAAGCGAGTGGAGAAATAGCGGATGCTACTTTCTTACAAACTTCCGCAAAATCATCAAGCGTTTTAGAGTCCAGCTTCTTTGTAATGCTTGGGATTTTAGCAATGGAATTGATTGCACTGCTTACGCTACGCAAACTCTTAATGGAAGAATCGCTAATAGAAGAAATAGGGGAAAGGCCGTTCTTCAAGCTGTTCATCTTACTGCCAAGCCCGGAAAAATCCGTGTTTCCAAGATTGACGGACGAAATTTTGTTCAAAGCATTAGCAACAGAGCGGATTCCTTTTGCGCTTTGAGTAAGGTCTACATTAGCAAGACCGTTCATAAAAGACGTGATTTTGCTAAGACCGTCCAGCCCAGTAGATGCGGATTTAAGAGCGGAAATAGAAGCAGATAACTTATCAAGACTACTGCAAACCTTTGCCACGTTGCCCTTTGTTCGCAAATTAGAAATGGCGGTAGCGAGCTTGTCGATATTAAGCTCTGCGCCCTGCGATTCCGCAGAAATCTCTACGGATAAGCTCGTAATATCAACATCAGCCATCACTACCACCATCCTTTTGCTCCATCATGGAGAACATCATACGTTTGATTCGCTCCTGTGCTTCCGCAGCACGTTGGTATTCATACTCTTCCTTCTCCTTTTGAGTAAGGGGAATCGGTCTATCCATGTACTTGATGGGCCTAGACCCTTTCTTTCGGAACATATTGCCAACCGTAGAGGAAAGCGCAGATGCCATGTAAAAACCATTTCTCCACGCTTCTGCATTGGCTCTGCGTTCTCGCAGCTCCTCTGCGTCACGGTATACCTTAGCCAGCCAGACATCGCCGTGCCAGAACTGCTCGTAGGTCATACCGATGGAGATGTAATAGGCTTCTACGTCGTGGAACAGCTTGGAGAAGGAGAATGGTTCTCCCTCTCCGTCTGTTTCTTGAGATTGTGCGGTTACACAATCTCCCACGTTGCGTTTTTTGCGGTTTTGTCCTCAGTGTCGGTCGCCAGCAGGGACTTGGAAGCGTCCATGAACATCTCAAGCAGAATGCCCATCAGATCTTCCTTCTCCTCGATGTGCTGGAACATCTCGTCAACGACCTTGCGCTTGATGCCCTTGTTTCGTGCGATAAAAGCACCATAGAACAGGGCACGGGAGTTGGACAGCAGGTTGGTCATCTGGGTGTACTGGCCAATCTGAAAGCCTGCACGTTCGGTAGCTTCCACGCTGTCACGGGTAAAAGTCAGTTCGTAAGTATTCTTGCCATCGGGGGAATGAAAATTGATAACCTTTGCAGCCATAATAAATGCTCTCCTTTATAAATAGGGGCAGAACCAAATCCGATGTTCAGTTCTGCCCGGTTTGATTGATTCGATTTTTGCGGTTTAGCCGCCATTGACAGTCAGGGTCTCGCTGAACTCAGGCTTCTTGGTGAAGATGCAGTTGATAGTCATTTCCACGACCTCGTCCACGCCAAAGCCGGACAGACCAACCTGATGCATACCCTGCCAAGTAAAGCCGGAGCCGTCCTGCATCTTCAGGGCGTAATACTTCACGGTGTTGCTCTCGGAAGTCTCATCGTAGCCAGCTTCCTTGACCTTCTTGTAGTCAGTCTTGTTGTAGTTGGCAGTAAAGGACTTGGTGTCACTCTGGATAATGCCAAAGATGTTGACCTGCATAGGGTCAGACAGAGTGGTGGCATCCAGAAGGTTCGGCTCAGAGATCAGGTCGGGCACATCCTTGATGTCGCACAGCTTCGTCAGAGCGGTTGCGCTGTCGCCACAGTACAGGGTGGTATTCAGACCGGAGATAGCAGTACTCATAGAATGTTTACCTCCTTATTTTCGGTAAATCATTCCGTCCTCTCCGATTGTTGCCCCATAGCTGCAATCAATCCGATAGACGGAATTGTTGTACAGCCCATTCAACGGGGCAAACGATTTTCGATGGAAATTGAGCGGTTCCAATACAGAATCCACGATGCCCACAATGGAGCGTGCTTCTGCAATGCGTCCGCTGGTTTTGTTGGAATAGACACGCACACGCAGGGAAACGGCAGCGTACTTGCTGTGGCTGGCAGAATCCCGATGAACCGGGAGGTTGCTGTTTTCCTCTATCTGCACACACGGGAACTTCTTGACGTTGCTGTCGTTGATTTCCCCAGTGACAAAGATGCCGGGAACTTGCTTCCGAAGTTCGGTCGCAACAGCTGTAAAAATGGAATTGAAATAATCAATCAACTATTCCAGACCTCCCTCCACGTTGCTTCGACCTGAGAAGCCATTTCCTCAACAGCTCCCCACATAGCCATAGCTGGTTCGTTACCATCGGTGTAATTCAACTGGCCTTTACCATCCACCTGTTTGACAGGCGTACCAGCATTGCCAGGATCGCCGTAGTAGTACCATCTGCGATTTGCACCTTGCCCTTTGCCGTAGGAGCCATGCGCACCAACACCAGGCGGTAGTTCACCGCCATACCCGTTATGATGTGCGCCAGTGCCAAACTCGATGAACGCAACTGACTTGCCCTCTGCAACGATGGTGCAAGTCTTGTCTTTTTGGTTGATATGGCACTTCACATCGTTAGAGCCAGCGTATTCGGCGTTCTCGAAGCGTATCTTTGCGACTTCAAGCCCCAGCCAAGAAAGACGAAAAGCAAGCGCTCTAGCTTTCTTGTTCAGGGTGGTTTTGTATTCCTGTATCTGACGTTCCGCATCACGAAGTCCGGCATCGCTCAACCTCACTTTAATTTTCACTTGCAGCCACCTCCTTCAGCGCATACAACGTGTCTGTAATATGCTCTGCGACCTTGACCACAATGTAGTTAAAGGGCTTTGAAACGTCCGTCTGAAACCAGACGTGCGTTCCCTCATAAAGTGGAGTGTTATGCTTTTTGCTGGACGAACTGACCACATAGCTGTAATCCGTGAACGCCCCAAAAGGGCTTGCTTCCGCAGCACCAGTAGGCGGGCTGACGTTCAGCATTAGCTTTGCAGGGTCACTCCACGTTTGCGATGTCTCGCCGGTTTCGTTTCCCCATTCGTCCACAACAGGTTCTTTCTCACCGATAGGGTTTGAATACCACAGCGGGCGCTTATCCAGCGGGCTTCCATTGAACATCAGCCGATAACACCTACTCTCGGAACCACTTCATTCAACAGGGACTGCGCCACATCAGAGCTTTCCCAAACACGAGTAATGCCGTTGTTGGTATAGCTCGTCTGTCCGTTTGCGCCGATATGATTGTACAGTTCCGCTGCAATGCGTATCTGCAACGACTGATACTGCAAGGGCAGCTCGTCCGGTCTGTTACCGAAAGGGTAGCCCTGCGCAAATATCTTGTCTTTGGCGAAATCAAGCAGCAGGTCGAAGAGTGGGTAGTCCTCGTCCGTGACTTCACGGTCAAGTGCAGGAGCAATGTACTGCCCCAGCTTGACTGCCGCTTCGGAATACTGATCTCCCATGCTGCTTTCCTCCTTTCGCCTTAGTAAGCCTTGATGCAGTACACAGCGTCCATCTTCTGGAAGGACGGCAAAACAATCTCGGATGCAATAATGTTGGTATTGACAGGGTGAGACTCCTTAATGGTGGTGACAGCAACGCCATTGTTTACGATAGAAACAGAAGCGTTCGTCATGCCCGCACGGAGGTCTGCCTCTTCAGGAGTAGTGCCATACCACATCTCGCCAACCTTGCCATCGGGAACCAGAACAACATAACCGTCCGGGATGTACTTGAAGGAATCACCGCCGCCTTCAGGCTGGTACATCTTGTCAAACAGATGAATCTTGATGTCGGTAGTCTGCTCAACCAAAGCGCGTGCTTCGCTCTGGGTAAGAACAGCAATAGACTTTGCCGTAACCGTCATGAAACGGTTTTTCACCTCGTCAGAAGCAATCATCTTGTTCAGAGTGTTGGTGTTCATGTAGGCGCGAGTGATGGTTTCGCCAACATTTGCAGCGATTGCATCCTTCGCAGTGGTAAAATCGGTAAGGGGAGTAGAAGTGGTAACGTCCCACTTTGCCTTGCCGGTAAGAGCCTTGTAATTCTTTGCCTGCCAAGTACCATCCGGGTCGTAATCATAGATGTAGTTCATGCCGTTTGCCTTGATGGTGATACCGGGCTTGCCGTTCTCCGGGCAAAGCAGCTGCCACGCCATACGTTCAGGAACGATTCGAGCACCCGTAATCAGCTCTGCGGCATCATCGAAAATTCGGCTGATGATTTCCTCCGCAAAAGTGCTCTTGCTGTTCTGAATCTCCATCAGCATCTGGCGGTCTTTCTCGTCAATGTGGAAACCCTCACGGAAGAACGGCATCTCTGTTTCAGACATCTTAAAGCCCTTGCGCTCGCGGAAGGTCGCCTTCGTGTCAAATGCACTCGGCATCAGGGAGATGCCAACGCCCTTGTGACCGCGAATCCACTTCAGCTCCAGACCAGCTTTCTTGCGCGGAGGAAACAGGGCATCAGAGCCGAATGCTTGCGCGTTGGTAACATCGTTCGTCCAATACTCAGCAAGTGCATCGGAAGTGAAATATTTCTGAAAATCCATGTTTTTACCTCCGTTAAGCATTACTGCCGATGTTGTCACGGAAAAAGACTGCGGGAACAGCCTTATGCAGAGCGGCAACGTCATCAGCAGTAAAGGAAAAGCCAGAACTTGCCTTTGCCTTTTTCTGGTCAACAACGCCCTGAATAAGCAGCGCGCCGTTTGGGTTGACGGACGGGTCAACGGTGTGCAACAGAATGCCAATGGCGTCGGTAACTGCTGCGTCGGAAACCCCGGTAGTGGCAGAAGCCTTCTTGCCAGTCTTTGCCATGGGATAGCCAGCCTTTACAACATCGGTTTCGGTCACAGTAAAGGGAATGGCAACGTAGGTATCAGCAGCCAGAATAGTGCTTTCAGGAGCCGATACCGGAGTAGTGGTATACTTCATGTTTTCCTCCTTAATGGAAAGCGTTCATTGCGTCACTCGATGCCTTATTTTCGGCATTCTTTCTTTCTGCAAGGCTCTTGGCAAACGCCACGCCTTCGCTGTCAGAGCCGCCCTTACCATCCGCACCCGGAGGCGTGGGCATATCCTTCAGCAAAGAAGCCTTGTATGCGGTGTCATGGGCGGTCATAAATTCCGATTGGAACTTAAACACCTTGTCCATGTCGCCGTCAGCCAGCGCAGATGCAGCCTTGCCGGCCAGTTCAGCGTCATAACCCTGTGCAACAAACTTCTCACGGTAGGATGCAAGGGTCTTTTCCTTGATAAGGTTCTCCTTGTCGGTAGTCAGGTCTTCAATCTGCTTCTGCATCTCTGCCAGCTTGTCAGCCTGTTCCTGTGCGGCGTTCTCGTCATCGGTGCGCTTTGCTTTGAGCTGCTTCTTGTACTCGGCGGCTTCACCGTTGGCTTTCGTCACGGCGTTGCGCAGCTTCTCGACCTCTGCGTTAGGGTCTGCAACCTTTTCCAGCGCAGAAATGATTTCATCGGCGGTCATGCCCTCTTTGTAGGCATCACCAAGCAACACATTGAGTTTCATATTGTTAATTTCCTCCTGCGTTTTTTTACCGTTGCTTCCCTGCAACGCTGCGAAATTTGTATTCCGGCTTCCCTGCCGGAATATATCAGCCCGAAAATTCGGGATGATTCTTTATTCCTTTGGGTAAATTCTTTTGTACGGCTCAATGCCGCTATCCAAAATAGATTTTTCTCGCGCCGAATTTCGGTCAGGGTGTGTCCATTTGAATTTCCCGCATTTCGTGCAAATATACTCACACTCCATTTCGCGTGGTTCGTTTCCGTTGATGCCGTGCGTCCAATGCCAACGAGAAAGCGTATAGTCATGTTTGCAAAACAACTGTTTCCAAAAATCACGCATTATCTTTTTCTCCATCCTCATTGTTTGGTTGCTTATTAACCATGTTCCCGGCATTTATGTCGGGAACATCCTGTTTTGGCTTTTCAATTTGCGGTTTCGGAGCTTTGCTATCCTCGCCCAGCTTGCCAGCGGCAATCAGGAAGGGCTTGCTCATTTCGTAAGCAGCCTGCGGGTCAGGGAACAGACCGGGCGTAGTAAACGCCAACTGCGGGTCAATGCTCTGACTGAGCATTTGTGCGAAAATCTGAACCTTGCTCTGCTGGTTATCGTACTGGCGGCGTGGCAGCTTGATGTTGATGTCACTTGCCATCAGCTTAGAGCCAGCCGTGTCACGCAAAATTTTCAGCATCACAGACAGGCTTTGGCGTTCCGAGAACTTGAACATATTCTCGTACTGCTGTGCTCTTGCTTCTGTGTGATTCCAGCCGTTGCGGACGATAACTGCGCCCACGTTGTCAGACGTTGCGTTCTCACTGCCAGTTGCACTAGGCATAGCAGTAAGGCTGCGGTACACGTTCAACATGGAATCAAGCAGGGTCTGGCTCTGTTGCTGGTCAAGCTCGTTTGCAATCTGCGAAACAGACGCAGGCAGACCGGAAGTAGATTTCAGGCACATTGCGCCAAGTTCCTTCACTTGGTCAAGAGCATCCTTGTCCACAAGGCAATTGGTAAACACCATGATGGACTGAATGAACTGCGCTACACCGTCCAGACGGTTGCTTTCAAGGTCGTTGATGGCATCCAGAACAGGGATAGCCGGTTCAAACAGACCCATACGCTCCGGGTTGAGCTTGTATTCGACCATCGGCAGCATACCCAGAGAATGATTCTCTGATTTTGTGACCTTGCCATTGTCGATTTCAAAGTACTGGTTTGGCGTGTACACGCAAATCAAGTCGTTCAGGTCGTTCTGATAATTGCGTGGGATGTGAAGAACGTTAGCGATGGGCTTGTGTCCGATGCCGGAGTTGTAAATCACATACGCCATGTCCGGGTCTGGAACATCCACCAGCAGTGGCGTTTCGTCCGGATAGTTGCCGCCATACCCCTTGTCAGGAAGAACGATGCGGTATCCCTGTCCACACTCCAACATCCACTGCCAGAGCCGCCGATCAAGCGCGTCCTTGCCCTCATACTGCAAAGCGTTGGACAGGCGAGCGATTTCCTCACCGTCACCCGTTGCAGTTTCAGACCGCACATAAGAGCACGGAGTGCCGCTCATATAGCCTGTGTAGAAGCCCACGCACTCGTTGGCGTGGTTCTCCACAATGCGGTTGGTGATTTCAGCGTGGTATTCCTTCGTGCGGTGGAGAACAGGCTGGCTACCCAAGTAGTAGTTGTGCAAAAAGCGAATCTCATTCTTGTTCAGCAGATGAATAGGCTCTGCCTTGCCCATGACAACTTTCAGCACATTCTCCCGATTGATTTCCGTCTCCGGCGTTTCAATCGGTCTACGTCCAGTCAGCGGATTATTCAAAAAGCCGCCAACGACCATCTGATACTCAGCCATGTGTTCCTCCTTTCCGGCAAAATAAAAAGCGCAGCAAGACAAACCTGTTAAGGTCTATCTCACTGCGCCAAAACTGCGCTTCAAAAGCTATTTACTTTTCCGGTGGATGGATAATTTTTACCCATCCTTCCCTTGTGTCTCCTTCGATAACGCCCTTGCATCTGTCACACTTGAAATGGTATCGTCCGTCTACTTCGCCAAGATAGCGGTTGCAGCGGACGTTCTTATAGATGGGGTTCTGCCTGATACAAGGGCAACAGATTCTAACTAGCATGAGCGCTCCTTTCGTTGGATTTCTGGAAACAGGCTGTTGAGCACAGACCTGTTGGAAGCTACTGGGAAACTATTCGCACTTCCAGCCGTGCTATTTTCCGCCCCGGAAAACCATCACAGTCTTTCTGTTTGCCGGACAGGCAATGGTTCGGACTGCGATTCGGACGCGGAAGCTGGATTTGAACCAGCGACCTCTTGGTAACCAAGCGAGCTACCTGACTGCTCCACTCCGCGATAGACCCGGCTTACTTTACCGCTGCTCTTTGCAAAAGGAGAAAATTCAAAAAAGCCTTTTACATCGAGAGCCGGGAATAGCGGTGAGGTGTCAAAAGAGAAATCCCATGCAAAGCAAGAGGATAGTTGTGCTGCGTAGCGGGTTTGAACCGCTTCGTGTCAGTTGGGGGAGTACAAACAACGTTCCGTCCACTCGGAAACGCAACATATAATCCCCACGACAGAGAAAGGCGGCTGTCGTGGGTGAGTAAGAAAGGAGGGTAATGCAACAAACTGACGAGTAAAAATGACTAAAACCACGTCAATGCAATACCTAGAGGAAGCTGCAAATCTTCCTAGTACTATTGTAAGCCATGTCAACAGGCAAATCAAATTTTAATGCCTACGCACCCGGCTATTTAGGGGAATTATTAAAATGGCCTCTTGACAGGCTCGATTTTACTGATTCCGTTGTACAATTCATCGGCAAGCTGCGCCAGACTGTCCGGCGCATCATCGTGCGGAACTTTGCCAAGCTGCGTGAACATCGTCACCTGTTCCATGAATGCTTTGTACTCTTTCGACTGGTGTTTCTCGTCAAGGAAGTAGAACCGCTTGATGTCAGGCGCATACTGGATAATTCTGGACAGCTTGCTTTGACCGCTGGGCGCACGCTGGCTGCGAACAGAGCAGTGATAGCCCTGCTGCCGGAGCTGGCTGTCTACCACATCACAGTATTCATCACCGCCGTTGTTTGCTTCGCCACGCACCACATTGATTTTGTGTTGGATGATTTTGCCCACGACTTCCGGTCTGGTCGCAGTCTTGTCTCCGTTATTGAACACAAGGTCAGGAATGAACACGGCATCACCATACACATAGGCGATAGGGCAAGCGGTGAAGTCCCCGCCACCCCATGCAATATCCATGACCATGAGCTTGCGATCAGGCTCACCATCAGGCAGAACGCCGTTAAAATACCGCAGTTCATCGGCAGGGAACAGCAGGCTTTCACGCACATAGGGCTTGCCCATGTACTTTGCCCACCATGTTGCATCGTCAATGCTGGCTTTCATGTCGGCATAGTAGGCATCGTCAAATCCCACGCCGTAGTCATAATTGAAATTGCTGTGTCCGTTCTCGTCCACAGCGGGAATCACCCGAAATTTGTACTTTGGATTGTCTGCGTACTGGTTCTGGATGCGCCCCAGAGGGTCAAGCACGTTCCAGCGAGTACCGACCATCAGCTCCAATGCGCCCTGCTTTTTACGGTCTTTTAGCTGGTTCAGGTAAGCATCGTACTTGTTGTTCAGACGCTCAACATTCAGGCTTTCCTCCAAGTCCTCAATCAAGTCATCGCTGTACAGAACACCGCCCTCTCCGATTTCAACAGCACCAGTCAGCGTGCCGCCAATTGAGCGGCAAGTCAGGGTGGGGAAACGCTTCTTTCGGTTCAGGTCAACGCTTTCGTCCTTTGCGCTCTTGTCCACAAGCTGAACGTCCGGGAAGATTTTGCCCCAGTTATAGGTAACGGGGTCAGTGATGATGGACAGCACTTCACCGTAGAAGCCATTGGTAAGCTTGTCAGAATGTCCGCTCATGACTGATGCAACGTCCGGGCGGTTGCCCATAAGCCATGTGATGAAGAAAATGCACAGCGTACTCTTGCCTACGCGAGCCGGAAGACTGACCCCCAAGAAATCTATCCGCTTATAGAACAAGTCCTCTAGGTCGTCTGCCAGCACTTTCAGCACTCTGCGTCTAGGCTGATAGAACTTCTTCTCCGGCGCACGATTCCATTCAAGGTAGATGCAATAGCTGTCAAACACGTCTTTCGCTTCAAACAGGTACGTCCGGCTGATAATATTATAGACCTTTGCCACGTCCTCGCCTGTTTTCATCTTGCCCATCATGGCTGCACAGACAGAGCGCAGCTCACAAGAGTATTTGTAGGCATCGAACCGCTTGTCTTGCGGCAGGGCATCTCTTAGGTTCACCACCGCCTGAAACCAGTCCTCATAGACCTGTGCTTCGGTCGGATTCTGCTTTGCATACGCTTTGATGCTGTCAATGATGGCGATACACTGCTTTGGCTGCATAAAAAATAGGCACCCCCTACCTGAAAATGTAAAGAGTGCCTACAACTGCACAAAAATCAAATATTCGGTTTTATAATGCTGTTTTCGGAAAATTATTTGCTAAAATTCGTTTTAACGGATGGAAAATGCGATTTATTTGACCTCTTTCGCAAGCTGGTTTAGCCTGCGCTTCAATTCATCTGCGTCATAGTACAAGGCGTCTGCGACAGCGTTAAGAATATCAGGCTTGTCGGTGTAATCGCGCAGCGTTTCAATGAGTTTCAAACTCTGTTCTGACAATTTTACGGTTTTCATGTCGTTTTCCTTTCGGTTTTATTCTCCCGCTTTGAAATTGTAAATGGGCTTAATGTGTTTTACAATATCAACTGTTGGGGAGATTGCGTTGATAATCTCCTGTGCTGGCTTATATGCCATCGGGCATTCATCTAACGTGGATTCATCGGCTGAGGTAGTGTAAATTCCGTTCATCTGCTTTTGATATTCTTCAACGCTGAATGCTTTTTTAGCCGCTGTTCTGCTATACAGCCTACCAGCTCCATGCGGAGCAGAGAAATTCCAATCAGGATTGCCCTTGCCAACACAGATAAGGCTTCCGTCTCTCATATTAAGAGGAATAATCAGCTTCTCTCCCTTTCTAGCGGATACAGAGCCTTTTCGGATAATATCATCCGATTCATCAATATAGTTATGAACGGTTTCAAAGAAAGACGCATGGGTCAGCATAGAATTGATTCCAACACCATCTAAAATAGTGTGCATAATTCTCGCTCGATTCATGCTCGCAAACGCCTGACAAATCCGCATATCATTAAGGTAGGAATCACGTTCTTTTCCCTCAAGATAGCAAAGTTCATTCGGAATATCTGGAAACTGAACATCCAGCTCTTTGATTTTTTGCGAGATTTCCTGTTCACGACCTTGCTTTTTTAGTTCCTCAATCAGGCGTTCCGTAGCTTCTTTTCTTTTGTTCTTTCCTTTGATATTAGAAATTGCTACGTTTTGATGATATTCTGCAACTTGTTTACCGAGATTCCTGCTTCCAGTATGGATAACAAGGTACTGGTTTTTTTCTTCATCTTCGTCCAGCTCGATAAAATGATTTCCGCCACCCAAAGTACCCATGCTACGAAGAATCCAGTCAACATTATGCAAGCTATCTTTACAGTCAAGTTGGTTAAGAAAGGCTCCCGACATTTTCTGCGATTCGTGAACATTCATTCCAGCCGGAACTCGTTCTCTGATTACTTTGTCTAACTTTTTCGGGTCGATATGTTCAATTCCGAGTTCAGCAACAAGCATTCCGCAGCCAATGTCAACGCCAACAATATTGGGAATGACCTTCTTGCCCAAGTTTGCCGTGAATCCGATGACGCATCCAGAGCCAGCATGAACATCTGGCATAATGCGAATTTTGCATCCGTCAACAAAGTTCTGATTGCAAAGCGTCAAAATCTGCTCAGTTGTTTTATCTTCAATATTGTCCGTGAACACTTTTGCAGAAGCATATTTTCCGTTAATCGTTTTCAATGTATTCTCCTTTCTCATTCGGTTTTATTCTAGGTTTCAAGCAATGTCAAATGAAAACGCAATCTATCACAGAACGCACCTCGCAACCACAACTACAATGAAGAACCCGGTAAGCAATCCAACGACTGCCCCCGCAAGCCAGTCATACGAGTTTCTGTTGTTCCACTTATCCATAGGCTCTTACTCCTTTCACCTGTTCTGTTCAGCAATCCGATACCATGTCTGGCGGGTCACACCAAGCTGTTTGGCGGCATCGGTGACGGTCAGCAGACGCTTTTCCACCTGTTTGTGTAGAATATCAAAGAGGTTGCGGTCGTACTCGGTGGGCTTGCGGCCTTCCCTGTAATCAGGGCGCTGACTAGCAATCTTCTTGCCTTCTCTGGTGCGCTCAACAATCATGTCACGCTCAAACTCAGCAAATGCAAGCATCACCGTGCGAATAACCTTGCCGGTGGGAGAATTGTTCATAACCCCCATGTTCAGGATGTTCACCGAAACACCCTTATCAATGAACTGGTCTATCAGTTCAAGACCATTCTTGGCGGAACGAGCAATACGGTCAAGTTTCGCCACGATCAGCGTGTCTCCCGGCTGAATTTCAGCCATCAGCTTGTCAAGTTCAGGCCGGTGCAGCTTCGTGCCGGTGTAAACATCCGAAAAGATTTTCTGTGCGCCGTTGGCTTTCAAAAGTTCAGACTGGGCTTCAAGGCTATTGCCGTCAATCGCCTGTCCAGCGGAACTGACACGAGCGTAACCGTAGATCATTCAGGTTCACCGTCTCTTTCAAGAACTTTGAGAGCAAATTCATCCGATGCAACATCAGCGCCAATAGGCTGAATCACGATTTGGTATTTCATTTCTTCCAAAAGCATTGCCATTGTGGATAACTTCAAATCATCCGCATTAACACGGTTTGTCACATAAGAAGAAACTTCATATCCCATTTGCCTTGCAAGAGATGCAGAAGTATATCCTCTGATTTTCATAACGGAACGAAGAATGTCCCCGGAATTGACTTTATTTTTGGTTGCACCGCCTTTTTTCTTCTCTGCCATTTTTATCGAACCTCTCTTTCGACCCAATGATAACACATTCTCGTGTCACTGTCAACACCTTCTTGTGTTTTTGCAAATTTTTTACTATCAATAGGGTGATAAAACGGCTGTAAACTTTTTCGTTGCTTTACAAACTGTATACTTGAATAATAGCCTTACGAATTATCGAAAAATATCTTTTGAGTTACTATCACCAGGGTAAACTAATCCGTTTACGGAAGTACTATCAAATAACGTAAATTTACGTTAGAATGCGTAAAATGTCACAGATGTGTGACTGAATTATACAAATTGGGCTGTTGACAACTATATACCAAACGTCTATAATCTAAGACAGCAGAGCACACGATGAATCAGCCAACAACGGTAGATTTATCCTTTGTGGCATAAAAAATAGGCCGTCAGTATACCGACCAAAGTAGCACTGACGACCTATTCCACCACAAAACAGAAGCTGCGCAACCAAGGGCGCAGTCTCGGTTTCTGTTAATTATTATAGCAGAAGCAGACAGCTTCTGCAATAGAAAGGAGCAAAAAACATGAACTTTCCCACAACAACCGAAGAATTTCTAAAAACCCTCGCCCACGGCAAAGAGCCGACCAGCGAGGACAGGGAGTACGCAGAAGCGCTGGGCAAGCTGTCCGAACTGAACTATCGGGCAGGGTACGAAGCGGGAGCTGCCAAAAACAACAGCTAAATTTTGTGCAAATCTACAAATTTTTTGATTTTGTACAGATACCAGTACTACATTAAGCGTTTGCGTAATTGACAAACCACAACATATTGCATATACTGGTTGCACCCACATGAAGGGAGGTGAGTTTATGTACAGTCCTTATCTCGAACGGCACAATCACACGTTCACTGTTGCACTGACCGAACGGCAGTTCCAGTGTCTGAAAGCCTATTGCACCGAACATAAGGTTGCACAGGCAGCAGCCATACGTGACACGTTCTTTGAAGTGCATCCAATCCAGGAGACAAATAAAAACGAAAAATAAGACGCTCGCTAAAGTTTGCCGACCACAGCGAACGTCTTATGAAACACTCAGAGAGTATAGACCCTCTTTGGGTTATTATACCAGAGATGGCCTGCTCTCGCAAGATAGAAAGGCTAAATTTCTATGAATAATAATCTTGAAACCATCCGAATCTTCTCCGAAGATGTTATCCCTGTGTACGACACCGACACTGGCGAAAAGGTTGTGCTGGGTCGGGAACTGCACGAACGGCTCAAAATCAAGACCGCATACAAAGACTGGTTTCCTCGTATGTGCGAGTATGGTTTTGTAGACGGGAAAGACTATGGCTCATTTTTGAGCAATAGGTCTGATGGGCTTGCCGGAAAGCCTAGAACCGACCACATTATCACTCTGGATATGGCAAAGCATATTGCAATGATTCAGCGTACACCGGAAGGCATGGAGATTCGCCAAAAGCTGATTGACCTTGAGAAAAACGTGTTCGTCAACCAGTTCGCAGGGCTTTCTAAGGAACTGCAAGCAATCCTTGTGATTGACCAGCGCACCATGAAGCAGGAGCAGCGCATCTCCGCTCTTGAGAACACTATGACCATCGACTACAACCAGCAGCGTGTGTTGAAGCGTGCCGTGAACACGGTGGTCATCAACGCTCTTGGTGGCATGGACAGCCCGGCCTACAAGAGCCGTAGCGTATCCCAGAAGCTGTTCATGGAATGCAACCGGGACATTCAGAACTGGTTCAACGTGAACAGTCGAAACAACGTGCCAAAGAAGCGGTTCGATGAAGCTGTCGAATACATCAAGAAGTGGAGACCGTGTGCGAACTCTGTTATGTTGGTTCAGGTCACGAACGGCCAGACCCAGATGCCCATGTGAAAGGAGAACGAATATGATTAACGGTGATAAGTACGAAAACCTTGACGAATACATCAGTGACACTCTGGAAAACATGGAGCGGCTTTGGAGAACGCCTGACGTTGGAGAAACCTACAACGGTCGAGTGATCGCTTGCAACGGCAAAGAGGTTGCGTGCGGCTATCTCTCCTACGAAGCAAACGAATACGGCGATTTAAGACCGTACCTGTGCGACAACGGCAAGATTGTCATGCGTGACGTTAACGATTGGATGCCGATGCCGAACGTGACCAGCGTATTGAAAAAGTAAATAGCCTATAAGAAAAGCCAGTGGTTAGAGAACATCTAGCCGCTGGCTTTTTGTGTTATGCGATTATCTTTCTACAAGGTCTGCGATGGCTCCTATTGCTCCTATAAAGCTCATTTTGTATTTCTCCATTTATTTAACTGGCGTTAATAGAATTTTCGTGCCAATCGAAAGCTCGATATGGTAACCGTCTTTAATGGTAACATTCTGCTTTTCGCCAGCTTTTTCAAATTTCAGTACATCGCTCACATCGTCAGAATTTGCATCAGACACAACAAATACTGTCGCTTCTTTGTTTTGATTTTCAACTTCGTATGTGCCAGTCGGAACCATGTACCAGATATATTTATAACCGCTCTTGTTCGTTTCTTCTTTTCCATAATCGCCAAGAACTTCATCAACTAAAACAATAGAGCCGTTCTCTTTTACGGATTCTTCCGAAGTAACAGACGGATTTTCAGATTCTGTCTTTACAGATGATGCAACGGATGATGTTGGTTTTTCGCTTTCAGAGCTAACCGCAGTATCTGTTTTGTTACGAGGGCTTATCAAATCCATAATAAAAGCCAATACGAACATTACCATAAGGATTTTGAACCACAGCCGCTTATAAGCTGGCTTTTGTGGTGTATTCTCTCCACCACACTGCGGACAGGTTTTAGCGGTAGCTGCTATCCTTGCGCCGCAGTGTTTACACTTTACGAGTTTTGCCATTTTACAATGCCCCTTTCTTACGGTCAAGTATAGCACAGATTAGACCGGGAGAGGGGCCTTTTTGTATTTTTCGGAATTTTTGGAGACTTGCACAATCAGATGGGGTTTGATTTGTGAAGATGGGGTAGGTGTTGGCAAGGGAAACGCCTTTTTATGGGTTTCGGAATTCGGGAGACTGACCACCCGGCCCCCGGCTCTCCCTGTATACCCTGCCGGTGACCCCCGCCAGCCCCAGCGCACCCGGACAGACTGCACATCACAGGCAGCAGCGCAGGGAGCGCCAAAACCAGGGCAGACCATGCAAGACACGGCGCACTAACACGCCGCACCGGTCTGCATACGATACCAGACCGCCCACGTCTGGTAGATCGTACCGGTGCGGGACGCTGGAGGGCGGGCAGTGTGTCCGAAACTGAGCAGATTTGTACACACTCAAACATGAACGACTTTCAACACAAGAATGTGTGCAAAACCATTGACATCAACACAAGAACGTGTTACTATATAGACAACACAAGAACGTGTTACACCACCACAAAACAGGAGGACAAAACCATGATGAACAATAAAGAGATCGATTACACCGCCCGCCCCATTCCGGGGGACTATGAAGGCCGCAGCCATCGCGCGTGTGTATGGTATAACAGAGCCCGCGCCGCGTTTGACCTTGCCACGCTTGACACACTGACAACCGCCGCAGATAAAGCCGCCGATCGTGTGCCCACTGAGGCATACGAAAAAGCAAGAAAGCTCCTTGACAGCGTGCAGCGTTGGGGGCTTGCAGATGCAAGAGCGTGGGAGCTTGACAACGACAGCCGCTATTATAATTCCGAGTGGCTCAAAACCCGACAGGCTCAGCTTGCAAAACGGCGTGTAAAGCTTGATAAAGAACTTAAAGAATACGGTTTGCAGATTGACAGTTACGGCTTGTATCCTTGCATCCGAGAAATCACAAAGCCGGGTACTGATATGAATTTATTGTACTGGTTTTAATGGAGGGTATAAATATGAACAAGCTTGTTTTTGAAGTGAACAACGGCGAAACGTTGGAACTTGTGCAGCGGGAGGATAACGGAACGACCCTTATTTGCTCCCTTGATGCGCCGGACAATGAAGCATATATAAACGCTGGCGACTTTGTGCAGCTGATTAACCTTTATCGCTACTGCAAGCGGTACGATATTAAGAACGATTGGATTAACCCCAACGGCAAAAACACGGAGGTATAAACCATGACAAGGACAGACGAAATAAACGCTGAAATCAGAAATCAGGCCGTGCGCCTGTACCCAAAATGCGCCGGGCTTTTTGAGCTGCCATTGATGGTATACACTCAGATTGTAACTGATAACCTCATGAGGTCAAAGCCCTATCGCTTGAGCGTTGAACGGTGCAAAAAAATTATTTTGGCTATGCCGGAATTTGACTAAAAAGGGGCGCAAACGATGATTACTCTTGACTTTTCCCAGTGGGCAGCCCTCTGGTATGTGGGCGGCATGATCAGCGGTGCATTGGTTATGCTGGCGTTTCTTAACAGCTAATAAGGAGGGGCAAAAATGACAATTGATATTTATAAGCCGGAGCTTGCTACAGAGTATCGTGGTAACGTAAAAGCCGCTATCCGTGCCGGTGCTTATAGTGTATGGGACGCGGAACGCATTACAGGCGCTTTTAATTTTGGGCACGGTACACAAGCTGATTTTGAACGGCACAAAAAAGCAAATTCTGCCTTGCATCTTTTTATGGAGGTATAAAAATGTCTGATTTTGAAAAAAGGGTAAATGAATACAGGGAAAACAAGCGGCTAATTGAAGAGCTTGAAGCAATGAACGACGCTGTAAAGGCTGAAATAATTGATATGATGCACGGCGCGCCCGAAATGGTGCAGGGCACGGCAAAGGCCATTTATAAGGACGTGCAGAGCGTCCGATTAGATAGCAAGCTTTTGAAGACGCTGCATCCTGATGTGTATGCAGAATGCAGCAGCAAAACCACCTACAAGCGTTTTAGCGTGGTATAAGGGGGTGCAAGCTGTGATATTATCCGCACTTCTGTTTTTCTTCTGGTTTTTTTCGGCGCTGTTTAAAGCGAGCAAATGACCAGATCGGACACTTTAGCGGGGCTACACCGTAAAGCAACCCCGCCCCATTACCCAAAAGGGCAAAAATATTTTTGCAAGTCCTGTTTTTGGGGCCTGTGATATGATATACTGTAAAAAAGGGCAAAAAGCCCAGAAAGCGAGTGTCATTATGAAAACCTATACAGAGCACGAAATCAACGGCCTTAGCATTTATGTGGATGACGAAACCGGAAAAGTACATCACGCCGTAAATTGGGATAGCGCAAATCAAACAACGCTTTATCCATACGCCTATAACACCCGCTCCCGTGTGTGGGATAATGTCAGCGGAGATTATACGCTGGCAGGATTGAAGCGCACAAAGCGTATGATTGAATGGCACTAATAAAATTCTCAACCCCCGCCCACGCTGGCGGGGCTTTTCTTTTGCCTTGCATCGACACGGTGCAGGGCTTTTATTTTGCCCTGCTACAATAAAGCCACGCACAAGCGTTTACAGTGGCTTTTCTGCCGTCCATGCAAATTTATACCGCCAACGCTACAAAACAGCGCACAGGGCTTTACAGGTGCGTTTCCGGCAATTTGACCCATTCCACCGCATACAATACCAGACCGGCAAAAGCGGATATAACACCGCCTGCGCCGCGCTGGAGCACATCACAGCGCCGCAACACCTCCAGCGCATACCAGATACCACCACCGCACCGGGACGCTGTACAGGTCAGCGCAGCCGCCCTATTATAATAATGTATATACAGGGGTGCGCCCTGTTATGGGTCAATGCCAGACGGTGCAGCATATCACAGACCATGCCAGCCCGGCGGGGTCAGCGCTTCCACCTGTACCGGGTCAGCCCGGCACCATCCACCCGGCGGGACAGTCCAGCAGCAAGAGCGCGGCGGGCGGCGCAGAACTATTGGCGGCTACCGCCGCAGCTCTTTTTCGGGCTTTCGCCCGATAGCTAATAGAGGTCAGCAATAGTCGCAGCGTTCCGGCTGGAATAGTCGTAACAGCTTCTGGAATAGTCGTAGCCGATAGTCGTAGTTTATCCCGGAGGATAGTCGTGGAATAGTCGTAAAGTCGTCAGACGGCCAGTGTTTGAAAGTCCTATATATAGTATAGTAACGAGCTGTCCGCTGATAGTCGCAGAGTAATAGTCGCATCATTTTCTTGCGAATTATCGTCAAATAGTCGTGTGTTTTTTGTGTGAAATAGTCGTTTGCCTTTTAGGAAAAGAGAGATGCGATAGTCGCTAAGTCATCCGACCACATAAAATTCATAATCCATTGCATATATTCACTCATTTATTCACTCGCTAGCCATACCGAATTCGTATACCAACCGTACTTATTATAATATAAGTTTATATATCCTAGTAACTATCTAGGGATTATTCTGCTAAAATAGTCGTATCATTCGATTCGGTCTGTTTCAGCCCGTTTTAATTCCCAGTAATGAACTATGATATTATAATCAATCCATAGTATTCTGCTAGGAATAGCCAATGCAACATTTGTACATATTCAACCGACTACAAAACGAAGTCAATTCTCCATGTATGGAATAGTCGCAGACCATCCACCAATCCGAATCTTACGCCAGTTCTCTCCTACGGTCTACTCTGCTGGCTAACGGTATAGCTTTTGGAGATAGAGGGTTGTAGGGGGAAAGAACCTTTGCAAAATGTATGGTTGTCATTTCCGGTTGTCGCAGTTGTCGCGCCATTTCGGCGTGGGGGCCTCAAACAATTTATTTGTTTGAGGGGGGAGTTAGGGGGATTATAGGGGGTAATAGGGGTTGTAGGGGAAAGAGGGGGAAGAAAGGGGGGAAGATTGGATGCAAACGCATACAAGTGCATCCATTTGCATACAAACGCATCACGCTGATAGTCGCAGCCATATCAGCCCAAACTCCGCTCGATCGAGACGGCTCCTACTCAAATCCAGACCTTGCCGTTTTCACCTGATAAATAACAAGAGAAAAAAGCATAGAATAGTCGCAGAGGGTAGTTTTACCACCTGACACCATTCCACGCTTTCTGATACAGTAGTTTTGTAGCCGCACGAGCTAAGATTAGATATTCTTGGCTTCTCTTGCCTTACGCAAACGCTCTGTCAGTGCTTCACGCTGCTCTTCGCTGATTTCGCGGGTGATGGGTGAGCGGAACTTCACAAGACGTTTCGGCATCGAATAGGTCTTAGATTCCTTGCACCGCTTGGCAGACAGCTCCGCCATAAACTTGTATGTATCGGGAAATTGCTCACAGAGCTTGTCCAGCTTGCGAATGTAAACCGGGTCTGCCGTGTAGATTTCTGCGGTATCTTCCGCTGCGTTGAAGCTGATGATAGTCTCACGTTCGATGTTGGTGAGTGCCATAGTTGTTTTTCTCCTATATTTTGTGTAGTGAAAAATATTTATAGGGTTCAGACGATAACTTTATCGTCCTGACCCTGTTATCTGTTTTTCTTGCCTATTCTACTGTGACGATGCGAGCGCAGAAGCGATGTTACATCCACACGCACTCTTTGAACTGCTGGGTTTCCATCTGGAACGTGATGTCCAGTGACCCTACGTTGCCCTCTTTGTTCTTCTCAAGCGCAAAGTGATAATGCTGCTCCGGTCGCTTTTTTGTGGTCACGTTCTGTGCCAGCAGAATGATTGCATCTGCGTCCTGTTCAATCTGTCCGCTCTCTCGCAGGTCTGCGGCAGTCGGTGGAATGCCTGTTCTTGCTGTCTCTCGATTGAGCTGTGCAAGTGCTACTACAAGCGTTCCTGTAGACTGTGCAAACTCATGCAGTGCCATGCTGATTTCTGTGACGGCACTGTATCGGTCTTTTGCTCCGGCTTGATGGATAAGCTGCAAATAGTCGATGAAAACTACTTTGGCTTGCATTCTGATGGACTGTGTTCTAATCCACCCAACGCTCTTACCAGCGGCAGAGCGGACGAACAGCGGATATTTCTTGATGGCTGCCAGTCGGTCAAGCTCGTTAATGCTGACAGTCTTGTTTTTGACCGTGTGAAGCGGTACGCCTAGCTGGTTTGCAATAATACGAGCATAGAGGGTATCAGGGTCGGTTTCTAAGCTGAAATACGCCACCTTGCGTCCGTTCTTGGCTATTTCACAGGCAAGTTGCAGGGATAGAGCAGTTTTACCGGCAGACGGTCTGCCGCCGATCACAACGAAGTTGCCCGGCACAAGATGCAAGTTGTTGTCCAGCACTTTAAGCCCTGTGCTGATATACTCCGGTTTATCGTCTAGCTTGCGGATGTAATTGTCTATGCCATCACACATCGGGATAAAATCACTTCTCTCGCTGTGAAGGTTGATAGCTTCGCCTAGCTGCTCATAGATGCCAGTCAAGTCTGCGTATCGGGTCGAACCATCAACGATTTTGAATGCAAACCCTCTGGCTCTGGTCAATGCTGCCTGTTCTTTGACGATTCTAGCCCATCCCTGCATCATGTCATGGGTGACGTTGCGGATGAACTCTGCACCAAAGGCATCCAGACATTCACCCATAGCCTTTCTGCAATCGCCATCGTACTGCCCCATGACTTCTACCGGGTTCCACTTGTTGTTGTGTTCCCAATAGCCACGAATGGCAGCGAATGTGCTTTGCAGTTCAGGGCAAAAGTCTTCAATCTCCAAGTCCTGCAAAACATCAGCGTATTCCGAGAACGTGAGGGCAGCTCCCAGCAGGATGTATTGGGTCTGATTTTCAATATTCACCGCAGAAAGTCTCCCTCGTCAGGCAATTCAGCCATCGTCTGCTGGTAGCCACCGTTCCAGTCCTTCACGTTACGCATCCAGTTCCGTGCAGCAGCTTTCCAGTCCTTCATGGGCGATTTTCCGACCTTCCAGCCATTTGCCGTGAAGTGGTCAACAAACCGCTCTGCTTCCAGCTCCGTATAGCCTTTTTCGGCAAAGTAGGCTTTGGCTTGCTCGATAGTTGGTGCCTTGAAGCGTTTGACTTCGTTGGTATTTTTCTTTTCACATTTTTCTTTTTTATCAGATTCAGATACAGAATCAGATACAGATAAGGCATCGTTTGCATCCATTTGCATATTTTGCATACCAGTGTATGCGTTTGCATCATTGGTATGCGTTTGTATGCACTTGCATTTTTCATCGTTCCAACGCTTATTTGCACTCCGTCTGTTTTTTTCGATTCGCTCCTGTCTTTTCTGTGCATTCATATCATCAAACGCCTTTACGACTTTCCAGAGCATCCGCATAGCACGGTCGTTGTCGTATGCTGGCTCAAGTCTGGTCTCAACGTATTGTGCATAGTTGCGAACGAACGCTCCAAATTCCTCGTCTGTCAGCTCGTCCATCGCATGAACGTGCTCCAGCAGAAGAATCATTGATGTTCTCGGCTTGTGTTCCTGCTCCATACTCAGTCCTCTTTGTAGCGGCTATTCCACCGGCTGATGATTTCTTGTCGTCCGTCTTTTTCGTCATACGGTGACAAAACGCCATCTTCACCAAAGTTATAGTAAGCGCTATTGCTCATTGATGCATTATGACACTTTTCACACATAATCATCCATGTTGTGTGGTATCTTCTCTTTGAATCCACTTGATGCAATCCATCGTGATACAGCGTCGGAATAGACCCGCAGAACGGACATCTTTTGAGTTCTTCCATTTTTAATTCTCCTTAAAACAGGCACTCAGCGTCAGATTTACGCAGCCATCCTTCGCCCGGAATGTTGACTACCTCATAATACTGCCGTGCAACGTAGATTGTTTTCTGCCCGTCCTCAGCAATCAGACCGACAATCAGATAGTTACCAGCTGCCATAAAGAACCAGGGGCTGCTCTTGTAGGTCTCGCCCTTCATCCAGTTCTTCATTTTGTTTACGGCTTTTTCAATGTCCTTGTCGGAGCAGTCTGGGTTGTCGTATGCAAAGAAATCCTCAGGAAATTTAAGCTTTTTCACTTTCTAAATCCCTCTCTCGTTCTCGTGATTCGCTTATGCGCCTTTACAGGCCTTTCGCCTTTTCCGTACGCTGGGCGGATATGTTTTGCCTTGATGTACCCGCAAGGCGGCTTCGGCCCAAAGTCGAAAAGGCTCAAGTCCATAATGATGATGCCAAACTTTTTGTTCGTCATATTCAAGCCTCCTTTGGCTCTTTTGGCGCATACGTCCAGTGCGTTACAATGTACCAATCACCGTGTTCCAACGGGTCGTTAAACTCGTCTCTCAACGCTTTTTCCCCAAATGCTGGCGCATAAAATCCAAGTCTCATGTATCGCTCATAGTCATTTTCGTTTTGGTAGATATGTTTTACCATCAGAATCAACATCGGAGCGTCTGACGGCGGCAATTCATCTCGTACAGAATGCCATGCATACTTGTCCATCTGCATCACCTCATACCATCGGAAACGCCATCCAATGCGTCACAGTCACATCTTCCGGCAGTCTCTCGCCTATCTCATCCCAGAACTGACCGTCTGCGTAGCAACCAAGAAAATACACTGTCGGCGAGATTCCTTGCAACATTTTTCCATCTTTATCACGCCACGTTGTCTTAGTAGCAAGCAACAAAGGCAGCGTCCGCTTTCGTGGCGGTTCGCTTGCTGGATGCCAAAGGGTGTTAGCCATTATCCGATACCCCGCTTACGGATTGTAGGTGAGAACGAAGTTTTGTAACTGCTGCGGCAAGATGTTGATTTCGTAATGATACTTGTCCACGTCAGAACCGCTCAAATCCTCCACAATGTACATTGTGTACTCGTTAAGATAGACGTAATGCTTTTTGTATGTGCCATCGGGCAATTCAATAGTCACCACAAGTTCATTGTTGCTGTTATTGGAAATGTCCATGTTCCCGATTATTTCAAGCATCGGCGTATCAGTTCTTGCATTAACAACAGACAATCTGCGAGTGACGTTGAAATTCTTTGCCTGTTGCGAAATATTATGATTCACACGAGATGCTTCTGTGCATCCGCACAATGCGATAGATGCCGCCAATGCTACAGATAAAATTGCTTTCTTCATTGTTCTTTTCTCCCTTCAATCTCCCTGCAAACCGCCTTGTAGAACGCATCCCACGTCTCATAGTCGCAGGAATCACCAAAGTCAAACCCTGTACGCTTTCGTTCTGCAATGTCACGCTCAAAGCAATCAAGCGCCTTGTTGGTCAGCTCCGGCAGAAGCGGTGTGATGTATCCACAGACAAGGCTAGGCATATACGACCGTCTGCCCAAGCAGTAGCGGACAGCGCAGCTGCAAACGGCTCCGAAGTCGTCATTGGTTGGGTCTACCATGCTTTTTGGCGCATCTGACTTCAAATCGTTCACGCTGCATTGAAGTGCTTCTGCGAATTTTGCCAGCCGCGTTTCTTTATTCACGCCACGCTTTTGCTTTTCAACGGCACTGACATACGCATTGGTTGTTCCAATCATCCTTGCAACATCTTTCTGCGTGATGCCAAGTTCAAGCCTACGCTTCCTGATTTTCTCTCCCGTTGTCATACTCTTCCAGTTCCTTTCTGATTTGCTGGCGTTCAATCTGCTTCAATCTTGCCTTTGCCAACTTGCGGTTGTCAGCCTTGCGAATAGCCCAGTTGTTGCGGTGGTTTGCCCAGCAAGCGTATCTGTGGCTAAATTCGCTTTGGTCGTACCAACCCTTGCCAATAAGCCCTTTATAGGTCTGCTGACGTTTCATCTTTCTTCTCCCATTCCTTGCATCCACGTTCATCCCACACGAAGTCTGCAACGTGTTCTGACTGGTCGTTCACGCACGAGCCTTCCGGTTCTACGTACCATTTGCAAGAGCCACAGGACGGCTCCGTCCTGTCTTTGCAGTCATGCGCTGTACACCTGACAACGCCTTTATGAAAAAGCATCCCTGACATAAAGCAATGTTCTGTGGTGCAGTAAATGTCCATTATCTCTGCCCTCTCTTTCTCCTTCTGTTGGCATTGAACCGCCCTATCACTCGTTTATACTCCTCGTAGCACTCCGGGCATAGGTCGCCTGTGTCCCTGCGCCATGCCCAGTCCTTGAAGTATTCGTCAGGGTTCATCATTCTACCGCCCTGCGCCGCTCTGCAGCGGTCGCATACTCGCTTGTGGTAGATTCCTCTGTCAGTTTGCATCGTCTGTCACCTCTTTGTACTCCACGTCAATCCCCTTCGGCAAAGCCGTCTGGTACTTCTGGGCGAGCTGTTCTGCGCTCTGGGCATCGCCCAACGGCTGTTCTGGCGGCGCAACGGTAACTTCCACGTTATCACGCATACCAAAGTAGTTCTTGGCTCGGAAAATCCACTCTGCCGGGTTCTCCTGACCATACATACCGTTATATGCCCACATGGACTGCATTTGCAGAATCAGCTTCAAAATGCACTTCTGCTGCAAGCTGTCGTCACGGCGCTTGCCTGTCATAATCTGTCTCAGGCTAGGCCATTCGATGCCCAGCACCAGTGCAATCCATTCCACCACAGGGGAAATTCTGGCTTCGATGCAAGCGTCAAAGAAGAAGTCAAGGCGTTGCTGCACTTCAATGGGGTTGTTCATGTCCACGCTCGGAAGGTCGCCAAAATACTTTGCCGCAATCATGCCGACAACTTTCTTGTCCTCTTCATCGCCGATTCTTGACTGCAAATCCCCTGTGTTCATCATTTTCAGCTTCTCGATAGCCAACGCCTGTTGTTCCTTTACCTTCTTACTGACCTGCGATCGGATGCTCTTGTTCTTGTTGAGGTTCTGTATCCGCTTCTTCTCACGCTCTTTCTCACGCTTTGCAGCGGCTTGCTCTTTTGCCTTTTGCGCCCGCTTCTCACGCTTTTTCTTTTCAGCTTCGGTCAGCGGCGGTCTGCCACGACCACGCTTCGGGGGTGTTGCCAAGAGTTATCACCTCGTTTCGGTTAGGATACCTTGTATTCCATCCAGAATGCGTTGTTTATTCCACAATGGGAATGGAAATCATATCTGCCATAACTGACTCCTTTCTTCTCGCATAATGCGGACTACCTTGCGACACTGGTCCACATCAAACATTCCAATGTGCGTATACTCAACCGGGAGTTCCATCTTTTCGGCCAGCCAGCGGTAGGCTGCATTGCGCTGCCCACGGTAGGGACCGTATTTCCAGAGAGGGTCAAATGCAGCATGAGCGGCTTTCTTCCAGTTGCGCAATTCTGAATTTGCCAGTCGGCCAAGGGGTTTGTCAGACCCCTTGTGTACACCGACGTAGGCGCCGCAATTTGGGCAGAGGTAAATCATGCCGAAGCTGCGGCCATGGTAAACTACCGAACTGTCCACGAAATTGGCAGGGTTGCCGCAGTAATCGCAGATGACGATTCGTCCTTTCGGTTTCATCTTGACCATTCCTCCTTGTAACGAGCCAGCATTTCCGAGGTATCCGTTTCGATGCCCAGGGACTTGGCTTCTTCAATCGCACCGTCAATCAGGTGCGAATCATAATGTTTACTCCTTTTCTCTTGGTGGGTTTACTTATGCTCTACACCCATTTCTGTGAGAGCGGCATCTAACTTCATCATCTCACTCATGTTCGTCCTCCTTTGGCGGCTCTGGCAGGGGAATCCAGTGGGTGACGGCGTATGGAATTTCACTCCCGACTTCTGCCCAATTTTTGTAAAAGTCCATAAAGCCAAAAATCGTATCTCCGTTATCGCAAAATGCAAGAACTGGAGTATGGTGTTTTGGTTGCCTATCCTTGACGCTAATCCATTTGTCAGGAAAACCGTTCTCGCTATAAGAAACCGTTTCAAAATAGTGCGTGGCCATTCCAAGTTCTTGCTCAATATCGCTGCGAATGCTATTGTCATCCTCGTCCGCTTCGGTTTCGAGAACAAGGTAAATTCGCTTTTTCATTTCTGTCGTTGCCATGTGTCAGATCTCCTTTGGCGGTTCTGGAAGATACGCCCAATGAGTTACATCTCCAAATACAATGTACTCGTCGCGCTCTTGCCATAATCCGTCATAAGATAAAAATGCAATTTCAATGCCGAACTTTTCTCTTTTTACGAGAACTTCTTTGTCTTTTTCGGGTAAAACTTTCTTGGCATCAAACCATATATTGGCGGGCTCAGATTTTTCCAATACGTTGGCTAAATCTAAAAACACATCTCCAATGCTACTTCTGATTTGTCCTTGTATGTATACGATGAAGTTTTTGCTATCCAAAAACGACTTTGCTTCATTCTTTTTGTCAACGCCAACAGTTTTCCACGCCGCAATGATTGGGTCAACATCAACCAGTTTCACACTCTCACCTCTTCATCTTTGCTTCGATGTTGTCTAGCTTCCATGCGATTTGCCAGACTGCACAGCAACCGTCCAAATGTCGCCACCAAGCGCACTTTTCTTTCTCGCATACGCACCGACCAAGCGGATTGCTGGTTAACTTCATTGGGCAGTAAAGTTCGTTTTCCATCAGCCATTCCCCTTCTTCGCAAAAGGATTATACTCGCTAGGGTCTGCCTTATTCGCCCATTCAACCCACTCAACGACTTTCTTTCGCAGTTCGTCATCAAGTAGAAATGGTTCACGAATCAGGATAATTTTCGGATTCTTCTTCATGATGTCTGCGTTGGTTTTGACTTCATCGTAATCCACTGAGCCGTAAAGCATCTTGCTGCGAATCTTGTCGCCATGACTTGAAATATGACGAGTGAACAATTCCTCGCGGAACTTAAACTTCTCGGTCAGATGTGGATTGAGCTTCAAATCGTACTCCTGAATGTATCCAATTTTCATAATGAACTACTTCCACCCCATCACAACAGCCGTACAAGCGGCCAGACACACGTTGACAAACAGCCAGACAAGAATTGCCTGCCGTTCCTCAAACAGGCTGTTCGCCATGTTCATGATTGTCCGTTCGGACTGAACCACTACCGCCAGTAGGACTAAGCAGACCAGCCAGCGCGTTACAAATTCAAACATTATTACCTCCATCTAACATCCTCTATGATGTTCGGATTTTCGTGCGATTGAAACTCATATAAACTGCATATAGTTTTATTTCCGCAAATCGGGCAACTAGGAGTTTTTCTGCTATCCGCTAGAGCGGTTGCAATACGTTCATCGCACACATCGATGCTAGTGGTGCAGAAGTCGCAAGTGAACGTGGCTCTTTTAATGCGACAAAACTTCGGATTTCTTGAAGTAATCTCCGAAATGTCCTCTACCGACAATATTGCCATAGCTCTACTCCTTTCAGTAGTATTCGATTTCAACCATTGAAGTGGATACAAGTTCAAATCGACCGTCTCCCAGAGGTATTTGGAGTAGTTTGTAATCTCTTGCACTAGAGATCGGAATCAGCTCGTTAAAGCTTTCCACCGTAATGGTGTACTTTGAATGCCGTGCGCTACCGTAGCCTACTTTTTCAATTTCCGGGGAATAAACTGTAACATGGTAGCAAGGGTGGTCAGCAATTTCAGTTTTAGTTTCAGCATCAGCAGATGTTGAACCACAGGATGTAAATAACAGTGTGAGTGACAGTGCCAGAATTGTAATCACAAGACAGACAAAACGATGATTGCTCACTTTTGTTCTCCTTTCAGCCAGTCGTTAAGCTTTGCCATGCAAGAGGGGCAAAGAAGAACGCTCCACCCTTCTTCCCCGCAGATTATTGGCCGAACTTCAATTTTCCCATTCATTTTGTTCCATTCTTCAAACGGAAACGCTTCACCGCACCTATCGCATTTCATGTTCTTTCTCCAATCTCTTTAGCAGCCCATCCACGTCATACCGCCAATGGACACGCAGCCTTTTTGCTTTGACCTCTATTCCCTCTTGCTCTGCCCACTGCCAAGGGATGCTCTTTCGGCTTTCATTGTATCGGAACGCCAGAACCTTGTTGGCAGGGATTGCAAAGGTGCGGCTGACCGCCCTGTAATTGACTATCACATGGGCGGTCTGACCACTGTACCCCATTGCTTCTACCATGTCAGTGATGTGCTTTTCCTTGCAGTATTTGCACTTTGCCTTGTCGTACTTGCCGAACACCTTTTCCAGAGGGATAGAGGGCGTTTCAATCGTTTTCAGCTCAAACAGGTGGTTCATCGGGTAACGGTACACAAGGAAGTCGCAGATGTTGTCGATGGAGAAGGACAGGTTCTCGTTGCCGCCGTAGTAGGTAGCAGCACTGTCCTTCAGCCGGTAGCACCACGCATCGGACGGGACGGATGCCTTGAAGTCTGCTTCAAACTGCTTGCCGGTGTTCATTCGTTGTCCTCGATTTTTTTGGCTTCTCTGATACGCAGTCGAGCAAGTTCGCTATTTGCATATCGCAGTTGCCAGCTACCAAACCAGCCTTTGTGAACAAGTTTTCCGGCGCAGTAAACAAACTCCTGCTTCATCAAGTCATCAAGTGAAATGATGTAACCGCCCGGCTTATACTTTCTTTTCATCCTTGTTCACCTCTAAATTCATGGAATATGAGTTGCCTTGTCAGCAGGTTTTTCCATTTCCTTCATTATTCGCTTGTGTTCTTCAGTAGTCATGTTGTTCGGAAAGAAACACCTGTCAACAATCTCAAACGGCTCAATATAATGGTCAAGAACATCTCTTGCTTCTTCTCGTGCCTTTTCGACACACATTTCGATGTAATCATCTTCTGTCATGTTGTAATCGGTAATGCAATCTACAACCGAAGAAAACCTGCACAACAGACCATTAGGCTGTCTTGCAATAAAAGCTCCCATTTATCGTTCACCTCTAAATTCACTTCCGAGAAACCGTTTCTTGCCACGTTCCCGGTGCTTGTCCTCGTAGTTTCGGCGGTACACGCTCTGGCTGTGGTTCAGCTCATACACAAACGCCTTGCGCTCCTCGAAGTCTTTCTTCTCTGCCTTGTACTTCTCGCAAGTGTCGTGGCAAGCTGTGTGGCGTGATTTGCAGTTGAGACAACAGGTAATCATTCTATTAACCCTACTGTTCTGCCATTGCTTTTGCAATGCCAGGATAAGTTTTACTTCGTTCTTTTGAATGACCGCCTCCCATCCAATGATTCTTTTCTCGCAATTTTGGCGGCAGCGTCATCATGTAATCGCGCACGTTGTTTGTCTCCTTCAAAAGAGGAAGGCTTTTAAGCCACAAGCAGGTTCGCTTCTGCTCCGGGTGTCCAAACTGCCAGGGATTAATAATCTGGTCTGGCTTTCGGTATAGCGTAGACATCACGCAAACCGGATTCTCAACCACTATATGCGGAACATCCGCGTCGATAAATTTCATAAAGAAAAACGCGGCTTCCTCACGCAAGCGTAGTGGCTTTCTACCCTCTGCGAACCAACGTGCACCCGAAACAGCCAGGTGTGTACAGGGCGGGTGTGCAATGAGCAAGTCCCACTTGCCAACGTCATGCGTTACGCCGTCCATCGTCACGACTTGCCCCCCCTCCAGAGCCTTGAGCGCATCTCCAAGAATATGCCACTTAGGATGCCCACCGGACGGTTCCTGGATGTCGCATGAGTAAGCTTCGTGACCTTTTGCCCGGAACGCCTTACAGACTTCCTGTGATTCCTCACAGGCGACTAAAACTTTCATTTTTCCAAACGCCCGTCCAGCCAGATAGCGCAGCTCTTATATAAGGTAGGCGGTCAGTCTCTAATGAGCCAATGGTTTCCGTTTGAATCAATCCCGGTCTTGTAATTTCGCTTTTGGCGATTGTTCAAATACGCATGATTCTTTCCTAAAAAATTTGAAGCAGCTTTTCTTGTTCCAAAATAGTGGATTTCCCCCGTTGGAGAAATAAGAGCAACTTCTTTGCTGCATTTATCGTAAAGACCTTCTTGAAATCCTTTTCTTATGTTTTCACTTCTTGTTATCCACTCCAAATTTTCAGGTGTGTTATTTGATGGGTTTCCATCAATATGGTTTACAGTCAATTCAGGCTTGTAACCATCAACCCAAGCCATTGCAACAAGCCGTGAAACAAGCATTGTTTTGTGTGTTCTATCTTTCCAAAGTTCTACTCTCTCGTCAGTGTAGCCTTTTGAGTTTCGGCATCTTTTCTCTTTTTTAGGCTGGATAATTCTTACTTGCCAAGTCCGAACTCTGCATCCAGCAGAAAAAGTCGTTTTGCCCGGTGCGCTTCTGATTCTTCCAAGATTCGATGCTTGATAAAGCCCTTCGTATTCTGGAATGTCTTTCCAAAGTTCCTCCATCTATTCCTTTCTCGCCTTTTGTCCCGGTAGCGTAACCGTTAGTCAAAAGGGAGATCAGAATTGTCGTCAATCACAGAGAAGTCGTCTGCGTTACCCTGAGAGTAGTTCTGTGGTGCATCCTGCGCCCGATCGGCGGGTTTGCTGTCAAACTTGCCACCGCAGAAGTCAACCTTGTTCGCCATGATTTCCGTTGCGGTGCGGTTGTTCCCCTGCTTGTCGGTATATTTCCGGGTCTGGATGCTACCAGTCACCAGAATCAGGCTGCCCTTCTGAAACCACTTGGAAACGAACAACGCCGTATTGCCAAATGCGGTGCAGTTGAAAAAGTCGGTTTCCTTCTGACCGCCACTCTGACGGTCGCAGGCAATGCTGAACGTGCAAACATCCTTCCCGGATTTCGTGACCTTGGCTTCGGGTGTGTGAACCAGACGCCCCTGAATTGCGATAGAGTTAAGCATTGTTTAGCCCTCCTTCGGCTGTTTCTGAGCACAGTCCCAACACAGGACACGCCCAAAGCGTTTCTTCGTGCTTCTTGCAGTTTCCAGCGGAGTGACTGTGCGGTTGTTGTACTGAATAGGCTGCAACTGCTTTCCGCAGCAAGCGCATGGGGGGATGGTTTCCGCTTCCGTTTGCTTCTGTGCAGGCTTGTTTGCCCTGCTTGTGGTCTGCTTCTGGTACTCGTCCGTGTCAGCGTCCTTCGTATCGTCAATGCAGAACAGACCGTTCAGTGCGTACTTTCTAGCGTAGCTGCTTGCAGTGCCGGTAATCTGCGAATCGTCCATGCCCTTCTTAAACTCAGGCTCACGAGCGTATGCAGTCACCGTGTAGGTGGCACCATCCTGCGATTCAACTGTTGCAGTGGCTTCGATGTAGTGCCAACTGTCAACGATAACAGGCTTGTCGGAAAGCCGTAGAACAAGGCTATGTGCTTTCAAGATTGGCTTGACCGCTTCGAGAATGTCCTCGCAGGAACGGTACTTGTAGCCGCCAAATTTGTTCATCTGCCCTTTGGGGGCTTTCAGCTCTGACTGAACAGCCATCAGAGCTTCATGGATTTTGCTGTTATCCATCAGTTGTTCTCCTTCCTCGCTTCTTTCCTCGCTTTACGGCAAGCCGGGCAACGCTTAGGCAGTGCCATGTTATGCGATTCAAAGAAAATGCGCTCTGCACGAGAAATCTCGAATGCTTTTCCGCAGTCACGGCACGTTTTCTCAATGCTTGTGTTCTCGTCCCACGAAGCCCTTCTTGCGGCATCTTCGACAGCAAACGCTTCATTAAGGCTGTCGCGAAAGCTCCTAACAAGCGTATGCTGCGGTGCGTGACCGTTCTTGCGGAGTATTTCCTCCAAGCTGTTCCTTTTGCAGTTTGCGCAAAGAATTTCCGTGCTGTTTGGGAACACTGAAAAAGGCTTATTGCACTCTTCGCAGTGCTTAATTTCTTTCTTGTATTTGCCCATTTTCTTTCCTTTCTTCGGCTTCATTAGGCTTTATTGTTCTTACTTTGGCTTAACTCGGCTGTACAAAATCAACCAGCCATCAGGTCTTCCAACTGCGCACGGAGGTCTTTCAGCTCTGCTTCCCTGTCCTCAATCTCAGACTGTAAGTCCTCAATCGCTGCCAGCCGGTCAGCTTCTTTGGCTTCTGCTTCCTGCTCACGGGTTAGGAAATACACGCCGTCCTCCGGCTCTGTTACGCCACCGAATCTATCTAGGTTCACGCTAATCATTCTTTCTTGGCCGTCCTCTCTGTTTTCTGTGCTCTTGGATTTGAAGAGCTGAGTACCACTGGCTTGTGTCGATTTCAATAGTAGACCATCGGTAATCACACTCCTTGTTCAGGCAGTGCTTTCTACGGATGATACAATCATCCTCGTTTCTGGTGTCTATAGTCGTAACACTTTCCTGTCCGCACATCGGGCATTTCACTGAGCATCCCTCCACTCGTTGGTGTGGTGGGGCACTCGCTTGATCTTACGGTTTTCGCGTTCAATACGCTCATTCTCCGCGCTAACGCCGATAATCGCGAGAATCAAAGCAGTAAAAATCATTGAGACGGACAGCAACGCATATCCAAGCATCCCCCAGCCATTGGAAGCGCCATTGATGGCATTTCCACATCCAAGTGCTGCAACGGCAATGGATATGCTTATAAAGCACAATACGGTGCCTTTAACAGTTTTCATTTCTCTTCACCTCTTTTAAGACAATATCAAATCCGCTTGGCTTGTTTTCACTAATGGCAATCTTTGCATTCAAGGCCTTTGCGATTTTTAGAAGCGTATCGACCCGAACGGAACTTTTTTGCTTCTTTCGCTTGCCCAAGATGCTGTAAATCGTCGGCCTTGATACTCCCGATCTACGGCTAAGGTCGTTGATGTTGAAGTACCTGGCTTTCATTGCATCTTCCAGCGTCATGCTTTCTTACCTGTGCCGAAAACCCAGCATGTGGCCATCAGAGCGCCGGTTCCGATAATGTACCAGGTCATTTTAGCTCCGACCAGAAGCTCGATATGATGTACCAGCCAGAAGTTTAGCAGGAACGCTGCTAGAACCAATGCCAGGACAATGCCCCAAATCAGGGCAATTTCTACGAATGCTTTCATTCTTGTCCTTTCTTTTATGAATGTGTTCCAGCCGGTCTTTCTCCCGGCTGTGCCAGCGGATTTCCCGCTTGCCGTAGTATTTACCGTTCATCAGGGGCCTTCACCTTTCCCTGTGCAAGTAAAGTACTGTAATGGCCGTAGCTCATGCCGTATCGTTTTGCGGCATCGTTCATCTGTCGCACGGTATACTTTGGAGGCTCGTGCTTTTGAGGTCTCGCACGTTCTGGCTTCTGCATATCCCAAGTAATTTTGAACTCACCAGATGCTTTTAGCTCATTCAGCTCTTTTTGTTTTTTGGCTTTGTACTTTTTGGTCAAAGCCTTGTTTGCATCTGCTGCGCATTCAGGGTGATACTTCTGAGACCAGACCTTCCGCACCATTGGCTTCTTGCACCAAGCGCATAAAGCCGGTTCCGGCTTAGCCTTGATCCCTTTCTTTATAAGAGCCTGCCGTTCTCTGCGAACAATGATTTTACATTCTTCGCAGTATTTTTTACACGGGTTTACGAGTCCAAGAAAGGCACCACAGCGCTCACAGTACTTTTCTTCCACGCTGCATCTCCTCTTTCAGTCTGGCTTCCCGGTTATGCCTTTCAAAGCACTGGTTCAGCATCTTTTCCATCCAAAGCACCTTGTTGGCATCGTTTCGGGACACGCCAGCAGCCATTTCCAGCTTCAGTCTGCGCTTGCGGCTTTGCGCTTTGCGAAATTTCATCACCAGCATTCACCAGCCTTATCTGTGATAAACTTCGGGACTTCCTTGCCTGTGGCAATGCACAGCGCAACCAGCTTTTCGACCCAGATGTTAAACAAGTTTTCTTTTGGCATATAGCACTGGCCAACAGAAGGCTCCTTAAAGCTTTTCCAGATCGTCAGGCCAACAGCGCCATCCGTGACCGTCCAGATCATACTGTAGCCTTCATTGCACAGGTTGTACAAAATGTCTTGTGCTCTGCTTTTGGCTTCGTGGACTTCAAAGAGATCCCAGCTCTTTTTGCTTTCCTCGTAGGCCTTTATCGCCTCGTCAATGTCGTGGTGCGCTTCTTCCGGGTGCTCAAGGTCAACCTCAACCTTTAAGGTGATGAACCGTTTCATACCACTCATTTCCCCTTTCTTTCCTTCAACAGCTCTTCCAGAGCTTCTTTCACCTTAGCTTCCGCATTTTTAGGCTCACGCTTACCGTTCAGGATTTTTCCCAAGTATTCCGGTGCGCATCCCATTTTTGCAGCAAGCTCTCTGATTTCGATGCTGTTAACGTGAAGCGTTCCCACAACATCGCCTGTCCACTTAGGAAGCAAATTTTTTCTCCTTTCTTGTTCTAGTACTTGAACTTTTTGAAAGAATATGATAATATTATGGTGTCAAGCAAAAACATTATCGAACGTTCTTCTATTTGTTCAAAGTCTTTAATTTGTTCTACCGATTGAACCCGGTAGCCTTATTAAAGCACAAGTAGTAGAACTTTTCAAGTGTTTTTGTTCAAGTGGTAGAACTTTGTCATCTTGTACAAACGCTGGAGGTATGTTTTGTGTTTTTTGACAATTTCGTAAGGCTATGTGAGCAAAAGGGAGTAAAGCCATCTCGTGCTTTGACTGAAGCTGGCGTTCCGAAATCTGCTTATAGCTATTGGAGAACCGAAGCAAATGCAGGGAACGATGCAAAGCCGACCAATCAAAATGCCGTTAAGCTGGCACAGTATTTCAATGTTACGGTTGACTACCTTCTCACTGGCAACCAAAAAGAAAACCCGCCCCAGCAGCCGCAAAGTGAAGTTGATGCAGCAGTGGAGCGGATTAGAAGAAAACTTGAATCTATGCCGAAAGAACAGCGTGAAGCTCTGATGAACCTGATCGAGAAGATGTGAAGAAAGCCCGTGTATTACTTGTTGTGTGGCTGTGCCTTTTGTTTTTGGTTCATGCAGGCCTTGTTAAAAGGCAATGACCGTGTGCTATATGGCAATAGCAGAAAATATCGTTACCGTAGAAACCGAAAAAAGAAGTGGTTCTGACCCGGTAAAATAAAACCCCCTTGTGCCGGGCTGGTGTAGCTCTGCGCAAGGGGGTTTCTGTTATTCTAGGTCTAAGGCTTGCTCCGCTGCTGGAATCTTTTCAGGATGTTCCAGCAGCCATGCAATAAATCGGTCAATCTTGGCCTTTTCTTGTTCACTCATTGTGGCATATCCTCCCGATTGGTAAGTGCAGATGTTCATTTGATACGATTATACATCTTTCAGTTGTATAGTAAATACAATTTTAACAACTTCGTAAAAATCGAATGTTTTTTGCGCATCTATCGTTTTTCATCGGGAAAGCCAACGCAACAACGATTGTCCAATAAAACCACGATGGAATTTGTTTATCCTTTATTTTGCAATGCTTCTTTGAGCATAGAGCGAAAGGGGTTTTCAGGAAACTTGTCCAGCACATCTGCTTTGACAAGTGCATTTGTGCTGATGCTGTGCGAAACATTGTTTAGCTGCACAATGGCATCGTCTAAGTCTTTTACGGTTGCCCCACGCCGTTCCATTGACTGGAGGAAAATTTTCACTTCTTCAAGAACGACAGGGTTCTCGGCTTTATAGAATCCATTCGTAAAGTCCATCTTCTTCTCCTTTCACAGTTCCACAAGCTGTCCGTCAATGCGTTCGATGTTATCTGCCGGGTCGCGTCCATCGTCTAAGGCGGCTACGGCGCGTTCCAGGATGCCTTTTGCTTCGAGGTAAGCATCTTTATCAGCTTCGTACCCAGAAAGGCTTAGGACAAGCTCCAGCGTCCGTCTGCGGGCGTATGGGATAATCAGAGCATCTACAGTTCGGTTCATTAGCCTTCCTCCCATGGTTCAGGTGTGTGTGGCTGCCCATCGGTAACGCTGGCAGGCATTCCGTCGATGATCGGCATACGTTCATGGTTCCAGATTGCAGTTTCTTTCATTTTGTGTTTCCTTTCTATTTGGAATTTTTTGACAATACAGTTATAACACAGGCTGCTGTTGGTTCTCCATAGCAGCTTTTTCCATTTTTTGGCTTGTCGAATCCGGCAGTTTTGCAGAATTTTGTTGAAAGGGCGTGAATTTATGGATGAATATTTAGTAAGAACGGCCAAAGCATTAGAGATGGCACGGATGCACTCTGGTCTAAGCCAGCAGAAGCTGGCGGCACGGATGGGCATAAATCGTGGCACGGTCGCCAATTGGGAGCAAGGCCTGGCAGCTATTTCCCTGCCAACGGCTATGCGCTGGTTTACCTGCTGTGGTGTATCGGCGGCTCGATACATAGACGCTTGCATTTACCCGGGGCTGCTGGAACATTTGGAAGATGACCTTCCTGGTCTGGAAAAGCGGCAGATTCTCATAGATGCTATGATGGAATGTTCTTCCTACGAAATAGATGCCTTGTTGTACATCCGGTACGGAGATCACGGATCAGACCATATGGGTGTGCTGACGGAGGTTCTGGCAAACCTCCATACGCCATTGAAGGACAGGGTCTCTGTTTGCCGGATGGTATCGGGCAACTATGAGATAGCGCAGGCTACCGGAACAGACCCAGACCCGAACGGAACCGCCCCGAAAATGGAGATTCTTTATCAGGCGCAAGATGCCGGGACGGAAGCTGCCATGAAGTCCAACGATTCTTATACCGTGAATCCAAATAATATAACTGGCTGATTGTCGAATTATCGCAGTTTTTGAAGAACATTTTGTCCACATTTATCCACTTTTTGTACACCTATCGGGCAAATTCGTCTTGTCAATCTGTCCCCCATAGGCTATGAATCGACAACATTTGCGCGGAATAAATAACGTAGTAACGATAATATGTAGCTTGCATTTAATCAATTCGTCAATCCGTCCCCCATAACACCGGCTCAAAAATTTTTCATCCACTTTTTGTACACGTTAGATAAGACTAATCATTGTCGGAAAGACTTTATTCAGCAAATGGAAGGTTGAGTTATCCACAAGCTGGAATGGAAAAACAAAGAAATTGTTGAAAATTATCGTCATCGCCTATTTAACGATGATATTTAACCTCTTGTTTATTTCTTGTTTAATATATAATATGTAGATGGGGGACGAAATGACAAAGCATGGGGGACGTTTTGACAAGTCATGGGGGACGTTTTGACGACCCTATGGGGGACAAAAAGACAAGCCATGGGGGACAAAATGTGTTGACTTGTCCCCCGAACTGTGCTATACTGCTTTTAGGCTGGTAAAGGAGGCGAACAGATGCCAAAAATATCCGACAACAACCTTGTTGAAAAAAGCAAATCCCTTGTGTGGGCAAAGTTCAGGGACTACACGGCAGGCGAGCTCCGGTTGCTAGAGGTTTACTTGTCAAGAATAAATCCGAGAGACTCAAACAGCAGCCGTGTGGAGTTCACTTTGGCAGAGTACAGAGACCTGCTTGGGTTAAAAAGCCTTGATGCACGAAGGATTGAGCCGCAGATTAAGCACTTTTTGGGCAATACGGTGTCGATTCCCATTGACAAAGAGAAGGGGACGTTTGAGAGTTTTGTCTTGTTCACAAGGGCAAAACTGGACTATGTGCCAGAAACAAGGTCTTATGTTGTGGCAATCACTTGCAACCCTGACCTTCGCCCTATCTTTTTTGATATTGCCGAAAGTGGCTATGTTCGGTATCGGCTGCGTTACACGTCAAGAATGAAGTCTCAATACAGCATTTTGCTTTATTCGATTCTTCGGGACTGGTTGAACATGGACAGCAAGCCGCATGAAATCAGTCTGAAAAAGCTGAGAGAACAGCTCGGCGCGATGGAAGCAAGCTACGATGTTTACAAGAACCTTCGCAAACGAGTGCTTGATGTTGCAGTAGATGAAATCAATGCCGTGTCTGACATCGTGGTGACTTATGAACCGGTTCTTGTAGCACGAAAGGCTGTGGCGGTCAAGTTCAAGCCCAAAATTAAAGCGTCTGAGACGCTGATTGAAGTTCAGGCAAGCGAAGTATCGGCCGAACCCCAAAAAGCCGCCAGAAAGCCCCGCAGAAGCGGATACGAGGATTTTGACTGGTCTGTGTGTGACGAGCTGGAAAAGCAGGAATGCGTTGACGTGTCAAAAGTGGTTGAGAAGTGGATGAAGAAAGAGCATCCTGAAATCAAGCTGCCGAGACGCAGAGAAGCGGTTTACGATACAGTGAAGGCAGCGTATAAGGACATCCTATCTTTGGACAGAACACCGTTTCCCGACAGACCTGTTGGCTATCTGATTAGAAGCGTAGACAAAGCGGGTATCGTAGACAAGTATATGCCAGCGTTTTATTCCATTGAAGCGCTTAACGGCAAATAAAGAAAGAGTGATAAAATGGCAAAAATTATAGCTGTCGCCAACCAGAAGGGCGGAACGGGGAAAACCACAACAAGCACCTGTCTAGCTGGTGCATTGCAGTTGCTTGGCAAGAAAGTGCTGCTGGTGGATTGTGATGCCCAGTGCAACGCAACGGACACCTACGGCGCACAGACAGAGGATGTTTGTACCCTGTTCGATGTAATGACCCGGCAAGGTACAGTAGAGGAAGGAATCCAGCACTGTGAAGCTGGTGACATTCTGCCGTCTGATAGTGCATTGAAGGACATTGACGAGCAGCTTGTCCGGGACATGGGCAAGAACTTCCGTCTGCGCGAATCACTGGAATCCGTGTCAGAACAGTACGATTACATTGTTTTGGACACTCCCCCGCAGCTCGGTCTTGCGCTTGTAAACGCTCTTATTGCCGCTAACATCATTATCGTGCCTATTACAGCAGACCGCTATGCGCTTGCCGGACTGAGCCAGCTTTCGCAGACCATCGGCGATGTTCGCAGATACTTCAATCCGACTTTGAAGATTGAAGGTCTGCTTCTGAACCAGTACAAGAGCCGCGAGAACCTGTCCAAAGAGGTTGTGGAGCAGCTTCCTGTGATTGCACAAAGCATGGGCACAACCCTGCTGGACGTGAAGATTAGACCGTCTATGGGCGTTCGCAAGGCACAGGCAGAGCGTCACAGCCTGTTTAGCGGTGACACAGCAAAGAGTACCAGCGCAGAGGACTTCAAAGAGCTGGCAAAGAAGATTGTAGAGGGGGATAAAAATGCGACTGATTGACGCAGACAAGCTAAGGGATTATTTGCAAAACCATTACAACGAAGTTGAAGCGCTTCACCGTCCGAATGACAGCGAGTATCTTTGTGGAATTGGGACTTGTCTTGATTCTATTGACGCAGATAGTTTTGATGTGCCAGACAGCTATCCAGCTTGGATAAGCGTAAATAATCAGTTGCCAGAAAAACTGGAAAATGTAATTGTTTTTACGGAAGGGTGCATCGATGTTGGGTATTTAACCGAAGATAGGTTTGGTAAAAATCAATGGAAAACAGATTCTCTTGATGAATGGGGGGATAGAGAAGTCCTTAAAGACGTAACCCATTGGATGCCTCTTCCAAAAGAGCCAAAAACAGACGAAAGAAAGGAAAGAACAAGATGAAGTCAACCAGTAAAAAAACATCCGGCTTGTTGGGCGGGTTTGACTTCCAGCCTGTTTTTTCGGAACAGACATTAAGCCGAAGTGAGCCAAAGGAAGAAGAAGTAAGCCAAACAAAGCCGAATAATGCCGAACAAGCACCGATTAAGCCTAGTGATGCCACAGACAGCCATGCACAGCCGAGTGAAGCAAAATTAGGCAGTGTTAAGCCGAAGCAAGCCAAAGACGACGAAAGACAGCCAAATGATGCCGTAGTAATCGAAAGCAAGCCAAAGAAGCTGAAACAGGCAAAGGAAGTTCAACGTCTTATCGAACAAGGCAATGTACCCGGTGCAATGGCTGAAGCTGGTTTGACAAAGAAAAAAATCCCGATGCCGGAATCGCATCAGGGCGTTGCAAGCGGTGACGGCAAGCGTTCAAAGCGCATCACCATCCTTATGAGCGAGGAAGAACGCAAGTACATCAACCGTGAAGCCAGACGGCACGGAATGACAATTGGACAGTTCGTGTACGCTCTGGCAGTTGCAGCGGCAGACGGAAAGATTGAGCTGGAGGATTTCTTAGATGAATGACGTGTGGACTGATATTGGGCAGAAATTTGAAGCAATGGCAAATATGGGATGCAAGCCTTATAGTTTTAAGAGAATTCCATCAAATTTTGTGTTTGATGAAAATAAGTCGGTAAAGTGGAACAAAGAGCAAGCAAGAAAGAATAACGATGATTACGACAATGAAGTTAAGCGACTAAATCAAGAAAAAATGAAGCGCAGGGATGAAATCTACGCGGAGATTTATAAGACGATTCAAGAAGAAGTCGGTTTTGGAATTTCAGAAAAGAAAGCGGAAAAAATTTGGGAGTACGCTTACGATAAAGGGCATTCAGCAGGATGGTATGAAATAATAGTAAATTTGGAAGAAATTGAAGAACTCGTAAAGTTCGTATTGGGTGAAAAGAACTGAACTGGAAGATTTTTTGGAGGATTGACAATATGAAAAAGTTCGTTGTTCTTTTTGAAGGATGGAACGAAAAGCATGACCATGAATGTATGTGCTATGTTGTTGATGTAGATGATGATTTTGAAAGTATTTTGAGCGTTGTAGAACAGGCAGGAAAGATGGCTCGAAACGAGTATCCTCATTTAACAGAATTTGAAACGCTGTATATCAAGGAATTGATTAAAAAATAAACGTCAAGTTGTATGGAGGGTTGACTTATGATTGCTTACAGACCTCATCGTGGTTCTTTGGAAGATGCCATGAAAGAAGCAAAAACTTTTCTGAACGAATGGCAAATGAAACGGTATGTTGCAAATAACTGGAATCTTGCAATCGGAAGAAAAATATTAGACCCCGAAGATATTATTATCGACAGCGAATCAACAGACGATGACCGTGTCGGTTGGAAAAATGTCCACATGGTTTGTGCGGCTCGAATCGGAAATGAAGATTACATGAAGAAGTACGGCAATTCGCAGTGCATCGGATATTGTGCTTACGATGCATCAAACGCGCCAAAATCAAGCCCGTGGATTTGTGCAAAGAATAGTGTTCCGGGAGATACAGACCCGCGTGTTATCGGATTTGATGAATCTTCCTTTGATGTTGTTATAGTAAATTACGATGAGCAGTTCAAAGAGTGGCGGGATGATGAGGGCAGAATCCATAACATAACATACTGGATGCCGTTACCTGAACCGCCTGTAAAATATTGAGATGGCAAAGGAGCGATATATGCAAAATTTTTATTGGGTCAAAATCCAGTACGATGATGACAAAAAATGCAGACACTTTCAAACTCCGTTCGTGTTGTTTGCGAATGACAAGGATGAAGCAAAGGCTAAAATCGAGCGAGAAGTCCCAGGCAAATTCTCCATCGTTGGCATAGTTGAGCTTGATAAAAGCCTTGTATTCCATCCGCAAGACTTATTTGACATAAAAGCCAAATCTGTACTTTGGGAATAAAATAGCCCCTGTGTAGCCACAATGACCGCATAGGGGAGAAAGGAAACACATGGAACAAAAAGTGTTAGGCCATCACGAATCGGAGTGGTGTTTGTATGGAATATGTAGTGAGAATGAGGGCAAGGTGGTTTTTCATACCAGAGACAAAATGTTTCATTATCTTCCGAGCCACTGCAAAGAAATCAGAAGTTTTTATCTCGATAATGTTAGGGATGTTTTTGAAAGCAAAGGAACGAAACTAGGCTGGTTCAAAGATTTGTTCTATGCTGACTTCAAAAATGTCAATCTTGTTGACAGGATTTTTTGGCATATAAACCCGCACTGGTTCAAGGTGAGGTTTCTTTCCAATGGATTAGATTCAAAGCTCACGCCTTGGTACGTGGTGCATGAACTTTCTATGATTGAAGAAAATCGATATTGGGTTGCGGACGATGAAAGCAAGTACACTGCGGATTTCCTTTTTAGGCACATGAACGCCTCTGAATTTGCTGAGTACATGAAAGACAGAGGAATAAAAACAATCAAATGAACGTAAAGAACCCCTGCGTAGTTTTTACCGACCACGCAGGGGTTTGCTTTACTTATCAGCAATGCAATCCCAGTAGAGATATGCCTTGCCATCTGCGGCATCCGTGTCATCAAGGAACGCCTTTGCCATATCAGCGTAGAAGCCCGGAGTATCAACAGACTGGCGCTTTGCGACCTGACAATAATCCGAGTACATCATGTTCATCACAGCCCAGAAATCGTTCGGGTCACAGGTGATATTGCGCTGTTTGGCAACGTCCTGTGTCTGTTCCAGCGTCCAGTGACAACCCTTTGTGCCATCAGCGTTCACCATGCTGTCGCACCATTCTTCCGCTTCATCGTGGGTGAGGTGCTTGCGTGGCATCTTGATGGAGCGGCTGTCGGCACCGCCATGCTCATACTGCCCAGACCGCTTTTCCCAGTCTCCGTTCTGCGAGAAGCCAATCTGCGGCATCTTGCGCTCATACTCTACGTCAGGGTAGCGGGGGATAGGGTAGGGGTCGATGTAGCGGTTTTCCTCCTGCGGATAGTAAGGATAGCGGTCGTTGCCGTCTTCCAGCTTGCGCAGACGGCGTTCCAGCTCACGCTCCCTGCGGTCACGCTCTTCCTCGAGGCGGTCACGTTCCGGCTCACGGTCTTTGTCGTGGTCGCGGAGCATCATCATGCGGCGAAAATTAGTCTTGCCCATAATCTATACCTCCTCAGGAAATGGACGCAGGCGCACCGGCGTGGGAACGGCAGAAGCAGCCAAGATACTTGAACGTGCCGGTGCCGGTGGCAGATGTTGCCACACGGGTAGCGTAGCGGGTGCGGGTGTGGATGCTCTCAGCGGTTGCCTGAGCGCAGTTGCAGTCGGTCAGAGGGTATGCGGTCGTTCCTGCACCGATGGTAATGACCACAGGGGCGTTGATGGTGGTCGTGTCCGGCAAGCTCTGAGCAACCACGATGCAATACTTCTCTCCGTTCTGGTATGCGCCAGCAGGGATATTGATGGTCAGCGTGTCGTTGGCGAATGTGACCGCCTGACTGATGACCAGGTGCGGGCAGAGTTTGCAGCTTGTTTTGCAAGCCATAGTGTTTTCCTCCTATAAAATCAGGGGCAGAGGTGTCTTACCCCTGCCCCGATGGTTCACCCGGTGTTATCGGGGAGTGTGTAGGTTAGCAGCAG